TTTATGATTCATAATATTTTTGTTTTGATTTATGACCATACAAGAAGCCTAAATAAATATCTTTTTCAACAAATATTAATTGAAACCATGGTGTAAATATTCACCATAGTCCATCAAAGGATAGAGGAGTTTGTGCGACAATATATCCGTCGAGAGTCAGAAATAAACCAGGAGAAATAGTGGAAGAAGCCAGAATTGCTGAAGAAGCCAGAATTGCTGAAGAAGCCAGAATTGCTGAAGAAGCCAGAATTGCTGAAGAAGCCAGAATTGCTGAAGAAACTAGAATTGCTGAAGAAGCTAGAATTGCTGAAGAAGCTAGAATTGCAGAAGAAGCTAGAATTGCAGAAGAAGCTAGAATTGCCAGAGAAGCAACCAGAGAAGCTAAAAGAAATCTGTTAGATAGGTTTAATAGGTTAGAATTAATAACTGAATTAAAGACAACCCTAAAAAGATTTAAAACTGGTGAAATAACAAAGAAATAAGCAAAAAATTTTTGGAGAAAAAACAGTTGTATCATCCTGATAAAAATCAAGGATTAGGAAGAGATTATGAAAAGAAAGCACACCAAACATCAATAATAATTACTTCCTATAAGCCTTAAAAAAACTATCCATTTTACTGTTCGTTATTCACAAGCAGTCAAACTAATAGTCAAGGTGGTCAAGTTGTTGAACAGCAGGGCTCATCTAATTTGTTGGGTTATGAAAGATAGATTAAATAACTCAAATCATCTTTGTAAATCATTTTGGAATATCCAGGAATATTTATGATTTTATATTATTTTTAATTGGGATTTCATCATTATCCATCATATTGAAATTCTTCATTAATGGTTAAACCATTAATATTCCTTGTTTATCTTGATACATTTGTCTTATAACATATAGTTTTTCTTCACAATGTTTCTAATTTGTTAGTATATTTATCTAAATTTATAGTATCATATGAAATATCCATATGATCTATCATGTTTTATGTGATTATTCACCCAAAGTTTTGGACTCAACAATTTATTTTAAAGAAAATTAGTAATTCTAATGTAAAATTGATAGTCGTTAATAGATAAATGTACTATGCTTCTATTAATTTCTATCAAAAGAAACATTGATTTTTACTAAAATATTCCAAATAATTTTAAATATGGTAAAAAATAATCTATGTATATTATATGTATAATTTCATCACTAATCCTGAAAATGGAAAAAAATATAAAATGAACAGTGTGGAAGGGAAAATTATATTAAAGAAGTACATTATGACTTATAATGTGGGAGGAAGTTCTGAGACATTTGAAGAAATTGGGAAAAAAGTTTTGAAAAGTCACAGCCCAAGTCAAATAAATTTTTTGTTAAATAGAAACATTGAAACAATTAGAAAAGTAGCGTCTGATGATGATCTGCGTAGATTAGAAAGCTTAGGAATAAATTTAGATATACCTAAAAACAAATTGGAATTTGGTCAATATGGTGGTTTTAATATATTAAAGTTATTAGGTCGTGTTTGGGTTGCTGTAACAGTGGCTACGAGCGGGATTTATGTAGCTCAGGATTCTAAAGGTCGCTTTTTCAGGTGTAGACAGGACAAATGTGCGTTTGACGAATCAGGAGACGAATTATGGGATGGTGAAGCAGGAGACGTATTGGGGGACGAATCGGGAATATGGGATGGTGAAACAGGAGACGAATCGGGAGACGAATCTTTGGATGGTGAAACAGGTGTTGCTACTGCTGGTGTTGCTGGTGCTACTGCTGGTGTTGCTGTTGCTACCGGTGTTGCTGGTGCTACTGCTGGTGTTGCTGGTGCTACTGCTGGTGTTGCTGGTGATGGTGATAGTATTGATTGTACTCCTGAATCTCTTTGGATGAAAAATTTGGACTCCCAATCAAAAATACTTTTGAATCTGTACAAAAAATCTAATAATAAAAAAAATGTAGGAATGGCACGTGCAATTCTTAAAAATATCATTAAATCTCATAATTATTGTTCCAGAAAAGAAGAAAGATACGAGAAAAGGTACAAAAAAATTAATTCAGAAAAAATAAAACCATTGAGAGAAAGATTCATGATTTGGAAAGACCATCCAACTCGTACACAAAAATTCAGTCAAGCTATTAGTGATAGAAGGGTTCTTGATAGTGACGTTGCTAGAGATATCAGTGATTCTAGATATATATCTTGCTGTGATGGACAAACAAAAATCGTTAAAGCTCATGGAGCAATGACACCCATACCTTTTTTCATTCCAGAAGGTGTAAATGTCATCACTTTAACCGTTTTAGGACAATCCATATTGAGATCTTCAGAAATTGACAAATCTCTGAATCATTTGTACAATTCTGGACGAACTTTGTTTAAAAACAATGACACCAGTACTGAAAAAACAAGGACTGCAACAGACATGGAACAATTGTGGAATTCTCAAGCTATAGCTTCGGGAAAGGATTATCGTTTTTATTTCAAAAATCATGTGGGACCACAAAAAATAAACAATATGACATTATGTTTCACAGGGGTTGGGTGTAATGAAGATACATGTTCTATAGATTGTTATAATGAAGGACATTTGACAAAATCATCCTGTGATCCCAGAAAACGGGGAATGGATTCATTGACTCTTGAAGAGTTGATTCAAAGAGAAGGCTCAGGAACTTATATAATAAGATCATGTAGATATTTGAGTGGATCATTACCAGAAGCTTCAGTAAAATTCATGCGTCAAATATCATCATGAATTTTTACTATCAAACAGGTTTTTTATACTTAAATTGATTTTTGAATAAAGTTTTATTTCGCTCATCATTTTTGAACCATAAATCACAAAAGAAGCAGAAAAAACGAATGTAATATTAATGTTTTTCCCCACGAACGACATTGTGTAAAACATGTGCGTTTGGATACAAATTGTTAATATCTTTCAATGGCTGAAACCAAGAAAAGAGATTATCCATTCAAAAGGGAAATTTTGAATAATTTGAGTCGGAACAGAAAAACAATGTTTGATATATCTTTGAGAAGTGTTTGATTTATCAGTCTGGGATTATAAAGCAAAGAATGTAAAATTTCAACTAGTTGGGCTTTTACATGACAGTGTTAATGGTCAAAATCAAAAACGAAAAAACAAAGTAAAAAACATTTTGAAACACAAGAAAAATAGATGGTGAAACTATTATGGAATTAGAAACCGAAATTCTTTTCATAACAGAAAAATACCCAACATTGAAAATTCAAAAAACAAAGTAAATTCTAAACTATTTCGATTTATGAAAAACAACTGTTCATAAAAATTTAAACTGAAGAATGGTCATTAAAACAGAAACAAACAAAGAATAGTTAACATATTTTCCAAAATATTTGGTTTTTGAGAGATGTTATTTGTCCAGGGGATTTTGAGCAGATAATATAAAAAATTCAAAAAAACAATCAAAAGAAAATGGTTTGGAATTTTATGGAAATGAACACGAAATAAATTTTGCATATGAGTATCCTTTAATGGACTTTAGTATGTTTATATAAATGGTTTCAATTTGTCAAAAAACATATTTATTAAGGTTTCTTGAATGGTCAAAAATCAAAACAAAAAAAAACATTTTAATAAATTTATTCAGTTCATTAAAGGACAGTTCAAGTTGAAGATTCACCAATTGCGAGGGTGGTGAATGTTCCAAATTTTAGAAAATGAGGAAATCTTTAACCAATGAAAAATAATTTGATATCTCATTTTGTATGATGTTTAGTGTTGTGAAACATGGATTATTCATCAAAAAACATTTCAAAATGACATAAAATGCCATTCTTAAAAACGAATAACCCATTCGTTTGTATCGTTCAAAAATTGTTAGCAGTGCTACTTTGACAAATCACAATACATTTTTTTCTGTTTAAGAAAAATGTACTATGGAATAATTTCAATTTCATGTAACCCAGACAAGGATCAATTTTAAAAATTTATGTAATCTTTGTTTTGTTTGAATTTTCGTTGATACAAACGGTGTGGGACAATTAGTTTTTAATACATTTTTGGTTTAATTTTGATTTTTCGGGAAAAAGCAGTTTCAAATTAAAATATCAGTTCATGTTATAATGAAAACCAAGATTTATGATTGGAAAAATAAACAAAATATTAGTATTTTTTCTAAAAGAGGAAAAGTTTTATTGAGAAAATATATATTGAAGTATAATGAAACTTTGGGCGGTGCCGCTGGAGATTTCGAATTGGTCAAAAAACTTTCAAAAGAACTGGGATTTTATCATGAATTTTATAATTATCATATTGAAGATACAAGTACTGTTCTAATGACCAAACACAAATTTGGTGAGTTATTGGACCATCGTTTTAGAAAAATGAGGCAAAGACATCCAAACATGTTACCATTTTTTTTCAAGATTGACAATAAACCTGGATTTGGACGAGAAAAAGCCATCAAACGTTCTGATTATTTTTTCAAAATAACAAATGTTGAAGAAAAAAATTATCCTGTAAAAATTCTTGAATTTGAACCAAAAGAAAACTGGGATGGTATGATAGCTCTTGACGAAGAAGTGTTAGATGGTCAGCGTATTGTTCCATGCGTAATTTTAACTTTAGGAGATATTCGTGAAGTTATTTAAAAAATTATGTACAATAATTTATATATGATTGGAAATGATGAAAATGATGAAAATATCGAAATTACAGAACAAGAAATAGAAGGTTTAAAAAACAAGGTTGTTGACTATTTAACAATTGATGATGAAATTAAACTGTTGACGATGAAACTGAAAAACAAAAAAAAAGAAAAATTGATGTTGTCTAACGATGTTTTGAATTTTATGAATGAATTTAATATTGAAGATTTGAACGCTGAAAAAGGTATTTTAAAATATACTATTAGTAAAACAAAAAAATCTATCAATAAGAAAGATATGTTAAATAAATTAGCAATATTTCTAAAAAGCACTGAAAAAGCCAATGAAGCAATGAGTTTTATTTATGACAATAGAGAAATTGTGGAAAAAGTCAGACTCAAAAGACTTAAACCAAAGAAAAATTTAGATTTATAGATGTATTCAAAGAAGAAAAAATATCTTTGATTATTCGATCCAAAAATCGCATTAAAATTGATTGTGGTCCAACTTTTTTAACTGTTTGGTTTTGGTACCATTTTGATCTTCAAAAACACAAACAAGAATTCAATCATCCACAAAAGTTGGACCAGACTCAAAATACTCAAAACAATCACAATAACCATAATAATCATAATAATCATCATGCCATGGATACCAAGTTTCTTTTTTGAACAATTCTTCTTCATCACTATCATTGTTCATCCATGAAGCTTTTTCCAATTTATATTTTCTATCCCTGTTTTTTTTTTTAGTTTTATGTTTATTTTGTTTTTTACAAAATATTTTTTGATATTTATCAGATTTATAAAAATTCCTGGATTTTCTTCTGGATTTTCTTCTGGATTTTCTTCCAGATTTTCTTCCAGATTTTCTTCCAGATTTTCTTCCAGATTTTCTTTTGAATTTTCTTCTAAATTCACAAGATAATTCGTAATGTTTTTTTTTTAAAGAAATTGGAATAGATGTAAAATTATTTTTTTTTGAAACTTGACTTGTTTCTGGTTGATGAAGCTTTGTTTCGTGAGGTTTTTTATTTATCAAAAGATAATCTGGGAAACATTGAAATTCCACAAATGAAAATAATGTTTTGATATAACTATCTCTGACAGGTTTGTGAACAAACCAACTTTGACCAGTTATGGGATTATCCAAAATAACCAAATCAAATTGATTTTTAGGATTTTCAAACTTGTCAACATTTCTCTGTGTACAAACGACACCACTTCCATTATGAATGATTTTGTCTCCCGATCTGTGGAAAGATGATTTCATGAGTCGTGACATTTTTTTGGTGGTTTGAAATTTAGAGAGTTTTTGTTTGGGAGGAACCAAAATACAAATCAAATTTTTTTATTTGTTGGAATGATAGCACAAGAACTAAAGGGAACAAAATAACTGATTTTGCCCATCTCAAAATTTGGTACCAAGGTTGAAAACAAAATAATTTTTTTGTGGAAATCCATATATTTTTTATTAAAAAACTAAATTTATGAACAATTACTAAGGTATTTTTTATTCGACTGGTTAATTGAAAATGATTTGATTTACAAAAAATATGTTTTCGTTTTGTCCATATATTTTGGAATAATTGATAATTTTTTATGTTATGTATGGTTTGTTTCATTTTATCTGGTTCATTTTATTTCAACAAAAAAATTTGATATTATTTTAAAAACAATTTTGTTTGATACAAAATGAAATTCAACCCAATATTTATATGTATGATGGTTGGTACATGTGCCACTGATAATTATTGTAACAGTAATTTTGATATTGATCCCATTTCAATCAATGATAATCTTGTTTACACATTCAACGTAACAACATCACATTTGTATGATTATGATTTTGATATTGGATGTTCCCAGGATTGTGATGATGGAGAAGTTGAAAGTAATTTGACAAAAACAGAAGAACATGAATGTTATGACATTTATGATCTAAAACTAAACACTAATGTGATAGATTGGAAAGAAGGAGAAATAGATGTTCCGATATTTTGTACAATCAGCAGAGAAGATACGATATGGTATTTGAGTGAAATGACAATATCTATCGAACATAAAATGAATGGTAAATTTTCAGTTGATTTAGGAACCCAATATGAAAATGTGGGAAAATTGAGTGTAACCTTGAATGGTGAAATTGAAGTGTTAATGAGTCATGAAAAAGTTCATAAAGGGGATGTTGTAACTATTTGGCTTCATTTATTATCATTATCCGATGATTTACAAATCGACTCAGTTGAGAGTTTTTCAGCATATAGTGATTATAATGATTATCATCATTACATTGAAGAAGGCGTACAAGTTAGTGATTTTTTGGTTGATGATAGTGAATATGTCGATAAACTACAATTCATGATACCATCCGAGTGGTTTGAATATGAAACCCATAATGTGACATTGAATGGTAGTGTAAAATTAGTATTTGATGAAGACAGACGCAGAAGAATGAACAGCAATACGAATATCGGGTTTGTGATTAATTTGGTTATTGATGGAAAAGATTACAATGTCACAGGAAACATTTTGGAATTACATGACAAATCAAATTTTATAGCGGAGTTTTTCGAGAATAATGCTATGAATTTAATGATTGGATTATCATTATTTTTGGGATTTGTTATAATAATTATTTTAATTGTAATTTGTTGTCGGTACAAAAAAAAACCCAGTTCAGTTGTTTATGATAATGATTTGAATTTTTAAATTTTTGAATTTTTCCAAACAGATCATGAAATTTGGTTAAAATTAAATTTTTGTTTTGAAATTGAAACAGAGTATTTTTAATGGACCATTTGGTTTTAATCATATTGTCGATTAATTTGGATTTTGGTGTTATGGTCATAAAATAAAAAACAAATTTGTCAAGGTCGATCAAACATCCAAACAAATTGAATTTATGATAATTGGGAGAAATTGGATATAAAAAAATAACCCTTGTATTGTTTTTGCTTGTGTCCAAACCAAAAACCTTTTCTTTTTGAAACTCAGCGTTTTTAATCATTAAAGGTGTAAAACGAAAAAGTGTAAATTTTAAGTGGCATATTTGATTGTTTCGTTTCTAACTCTAATGTCATAGGATATTTTGTCTCTTAGATAAAGTTCAGCCACATCTTTTCTAAGAGGATCGTCTGGATTTGGATCTATCAATAATGAGCAAATGGATAACAACACTTTAGATATGGTTAATGCTGGACTCCACTTATCTTTTAGAATATCAAGACAAATATTCCCTGTTGAATCAATGTTTGGATGATAAATTCTTGTTGTAAATTTAATTTTGGGTTGTTTGAAAGGATAATCCGGTGGAAATATTATTTTAAGATGAAATATTCCCCCTTCAAAAGGCGTTCCACCTGGTCCCATAATAGTGGCTGTCCATTTATAATAATCATTATCTATTGGACCACCACTACAATTCAAAGGGGGATTCATAGCAAGATTTTTACATTCTCTTTTTAATCTTCTTAGAGCCATAATTGTTCAATGGAATTTTCAAAACAAAAATATCAAATTTTTTTCAAAATTTGTGGGAATTATTTTTTTAAATCGAGTGTTTTATGACCATGAAGTCTAAATAAGTTTCAAACAAATATGAATTAAATTAGGTGGTCTATCAAAAAATACATATTAATTTTTGTACAATCAAAACTAACAAAAAAACATTATTTTGGTTTGTTGTACATATTCACTATCTTTGACAAATAGTTTTTTTTCTCAAAGAATTTTAATGATACAAAATTGAATAATTGAATTTTAATGACACCATAAAAAAAGATTCAAGACAGATAATCCCTGGCTTGTTGTTTTGATTCTTCACTGAAATAATGTTCCAACATACTTCTCAAGAAATCAGTTGTTTCATCAGCCAATCTTCCATCCGACAAATCCATGTCTTTTAATGTTATTCTTTCCCAAGCATCACGGAAATTTCTCAAATGTCTTGTGATTTCTGAACGTCCCATATCTTTTAATGGTTTTGGTTGTTGATACCACAATCCTCTAAAGTTTTCTTTTGGAATCCCAAGTTTGTTTGTTTGTTTTTTTATTGGAAGTTTTCTAGCTACTGCCATTGGAAGTTTTCTAGCCATTGCCATTGGAAGTTTTCTGGCCATTGCCATTGGAAGTTTTCTAGCCATTGCCATTGGAAGTTTTCTAGCAACAGCTATTGGAAGTTTTCTAGCAACAGCTATTGGAAGTTTTCTAGTTTTGGCACCACCATTAAATATTTTAATATAATTTTTCAAAAGATTTTTGCCATTTTTGCTAAAAATTGATAGTAATTTTCCATTCAAAGGGTTTTTAATTTTATCCATTTGTTATACATAACATAATTATTTTAATTCAAATATTTGGATGTGAACCAACAAAGTTTTTCATGAAGATTCATATTGGTTTTTGTTTATTTTTTGTCAAATTTTCAATTTTTTTTTTTAATTCTCAGGTTTTGAAAGAATTGGTTGAACCAAAAAGTTTTGTCAAATTATTTTCTCCAAAATATATCGAATAAACTTGACCCTGAGATATCCATTTCATCATTTTTACTATTTTCACCAATATTTTTGAAAATTTTCATGTCTGAATTGCTCTTATGGAAAAAATCTATAAAAAATGAATTATAACTACTTTTATGGCTATTTTCTACTCTTGTTTTAAATTTTAATTTTGCCTCTTCATAATTTTCGTTTGGCAAAAATCTTTTTACTATCTGTTCTTTTATGATTTTTTTTGTAAATTTACCATTTTCTATTTTTGGTGTAATTTTATGGAGCATTGACAAAACAATCATAAATAAATTAACATGTCTTCTTAAACAATTATAAAATTGAGAACATAATCCTTGGAATTTTTTATAATATTTACTATCAAAACCACCCATGGCATCTACCATTTCTGGGGTTATTCTAATTTCTGGTGCCATAAATTTTGGTTCGTTACCTAATATAAAACCATAATCTATATGGAACAATAAACCACTTTTGGTTAACATTATGTTTTCTAAATGTCTGTCTCCTATTCCTAACAGATATGTAATAACACAATACGCTGCACAACTATTGACAAATCTCATTCTTATTTCTTCCATTGATCTTTCTGAATTATTTTCTATTATGTAATTTTGGATACTAAAGCCTTGTTGTTTTAATTCATGTAAAGTTATAGAATTGGGAATTATTTCTATAAATCCTTCTTCATGATTGATTGGTCTAATATGATATTTAATTATATTTAGATCAATTTTTTCTTCTTTTTTAAAAATTTTATCCATCAAAATAATAGTACTCATAATTATCTTTTCTTTTCTCAAATCTTCTTTTTTGTACAACATTTCATATTTGATTTTTCTTGTTTTATTTTCAACAACACAGGGAATTATCAATGGTTTTGAATTGCTTAATTTCATTTTAATTTTTCTCAAACATAATTTATTCCAATTTAAAGTTGGATTAGTCAGTATTGGAATATTATTTTTATAAATATTTTTTTTTAAATATTCATTAATTTTTACAAACTGATGTTTTGAATATTTTTTCTTGAAAGAATTTGTTAGAAAATCAGCCAAATTTTTTTGAATGTTAATTTTGTGTTGAATATTTGGTTTTATATTTTCAAATAAAATTTCTTCTATTTTTGAATATAATTTTTTGTGCTGACCATATTTAAAATAATTTATTTCCCAAAATAATAAATAAATAAAATTGTTGGTGTATTGAGATTGTTTGATTAAAAATTTAATAATTGGTTTTTGTGCCAAATCGTTTATGTCATATTTGGAACAATGTTGGAGAAATATCGAAATAAAACATGAAAATTCCAACATAGATATTTTTCCCAAGGAATTTAAAAGAACATTGATAATTTTTTCATTAATTTTATTTTTGTGTTCCAAACAAAGCAAAACATCTTCAGTAGAAATATTTTCACAACAACTCCTGGAACACATCAAATTCCAACAGTTACATTTTTTGTTTTTTGATAAAATAATTTTAATGATTTTTTCAAAGTTATTTATTTCATCCCATTTAATGGATTTAACCAAATGAATCTTCCATATGTTATGTCCTTCAAAATATTTACTATTAGATTTTAACATGAGTGTTTCTTCCTCATCATAAATATCATCAATCAACTTGTATTGAATTTCCCTAAATTTAGAGAAATAACGTAATGCTAATTTGGACCATCCTTCACAAATACAGGACATTAAAGAATAATCTTTAATATCTAAATAGTGATTGAGTTTAAAAATATTTATTAAATCTTCTATCTCTTCTTGTTCTGTGATTTTGTTGAAACATTTAATACACACACGTTCTTTTTCACCAGTCAAAAATGAAAATAATTTATTTGTTTTTTTTTTACTTAGTTTTTTTTTTTTATCCGAACAATCATAACAAAAAATTCTCCCACAATTTCTACAATGATGTTTTCTTTTGAATATTCCAAATTCTATTCCACATTGGTAACATCGTGTTACAACATCATCATCTATCCAATGATATATATTTTTAGGTTCAACATGTCTCCTTTTTTGGAATTTTTCATGTTTGATTTCTTGAAACGGTGTTTTAAAATCATCTATAAACATTGAATATGACAAATTTTTGGAAGAACACATTAATAATAATCACTATTTATTTAACATTAACTAAATTTTAAACATTTGTGGTACATATTAAAATTGTTGAACCAATTACTTAACCATACAATATCAGTTCAAAAAAGGTAAATCAATACTAAAAAAATATGCTCAAAAATATTTAGAAAAGGGTAGATTTCACATATCAAAATATATCCTTTGATGGACTATGGTGAATATTTACACCATGGTTTCAATTAATATTTGTTGAAAAAGATATTTCGACAAATTGAAACCATCATACGAATATAATAAAGCCCATTAAAAGACATTTTTCATTTTTAAGTTTCAATGTCATGATAAAAAAAATTAGAAATTATTATGAAATGAATTTTCAAAGATTTTGAAATATTTTGGATGAACAGTCAAACAGGAACAATTTGGAAGTTTTGAGGAACTTTTACAACTTTACTGATTAAAAACACCAACTCATTTATAAATTTTTAAACTTTTTTACAGGTTGTTTTTGGAATTTTTTTTATTAGTTTTCATATTTTGTTTTTGTAATTTACTTTTTAACACACTAAAATATTCTTTGATAACATTTGTGAAACGTTGGTATGGAATGGTATGTAATAATTCATTATCTTTTTGAATCATAGTTTTCATGTTTTCATTTATTGAGAACTTGTATTATCCAATATTATTAGTTTTAACAATTTATTTAAAAAATACACTAATTTTACACAATCTATCCTTTGATGGACTGAATTATTAAAATGTTTTTTTTGGTTTGATTCCAAATAAATATGTTTAGTCCATTAAATGATAAACAAATTATAACATCTGCTAAATTTGCAAAATGCATGTTAGTTTCATCAATTTAATCAATTAACATCTGGATTTAATCAAAAAAAATTCAAATTTTCAAGATACCAAATATTATTTATGGATCAAAAACAACATCATTAAATTTTCGCTCAGAGTGACATAAGATAGTGGAACATGAAAAAATGAGCCTAAACAACCACATCTCAATTCCTGACCTTTTATAAGAGATAATATTACTGATATAATACTTATTCCCATTGTGAATGAAATAATTTTATTTATTTTTTCTAATCTATATTTTTTGAAAAGTGCTATCCCAAGTAATATTTCAATAAATGGATATAAAAAAGCATATTGTGGAATTTTATTTGAAATAACATCATATTTTTGAAATATCTTTGCAAATTTTGGAAGATCATAAAGTTTAAGAATTCCAAACAAAATTAAAATAGTTCCCATAAAATTTCGTTTTAATATGTTTTTTGATTCCCCAGATGTTTCTGAAATAAATTTGTATAGATAGTATTTATTCACAAGATAGACAATTGAAAAAATACTAAATAGTAAAATAAATGATTTAGAAACACTTAACATTGTACTATATCAACAAAATAAAACTACTCAAAGAAATAAATACATTTATGTAATGATGGCACTTAACATCATCAATTTCTGGAATATGTAAATTTATAATTTTAATCTGTGACATGTACAAATGGAAATAATACACCCAACAAACAAAAAAAAATATTATATTGATACTAATGTTGGAATATCAATATTGAGAAATTTTATAAAAAAATTCACACAAAATTCAGGTTCGGCAGTGGCAATTCCAAAAGAACCAGTTGATTCAACAACAGCAACTAAATCAGTAGATCCAGAAGTGGCAACTGAATCGGAACATGAAAGAGATTTAACAAGGGTAGAATTTATTAAAGGTCCAGTCTCCTTCCACTCTTATAAATTTAGTATCAATGATTTTGATAAAAATATTATTTTATTCGGAGACTATCATACACATTTAGATACATTTGAACAGAACAAAAAAGGAATTTATATCAATGACTTTATTGAACATGTTATTAAAAAATCTTCTAAATGTATAGATTTTTTTTTAGAAAATATAGTTTATCATAAACAAATAGGAGGATATTCTCCTATTAAACTTTTGAGATCTCATTTTTATAGATGTGCTAATCACACAACGGAAAAATGTCAACATGACAATTTGAGGCTTCATAATTTCGATTTGAGATTTTCACTGCCTGTTTCAGCAAGAATTAAATCTTGGGCCCAAACAAAACTAAATTATATTTTAAATAAATTTTCTATACCTTTAACTGAAAAAATAAACAAAAAAAATTGGGTCAAATTTATTTTGGGTTTTGAAATATCTGATGATTTGAAAGAAAACATGGAAAATGAGCTTGACAATTCAAGAATCTTATTGTTAAAAACTGGAAAAAAATGTTGGAATACTATTCATCATCCAATAGATTGTGATTGTATGACAGAAAAATTGGATTTGAGGTATCATTATTATACCAGTTCCATTATTCAAAAATCATATATCAAAATGATTAAAGATATAGAATTCCCAAAAGATTTTTTTGAAACATTTTATACAATTTATGGTGTTGTTGATAAAACTAATATTCCAAAACAATATAATTTAATTTTCACAGATTTTTATTTATTGTGTAGAATTTTTACTAAATTTGAGACAAATAAAAATAAAATAGAAAGAAGTCCTGTAAAATGTTCTATGACAGGCGATGATAATTATATCACACCAAAATATATTTTTGTGTTTGGTGGTAATCATCACATAAGAAATATAAAATTATTTTTAGAATTCATGTTTGATATTGAACCATTATATTCAACCACTGATTCACATATTATGCTAAAAAGAAAAATCCCTGATATAGCACAAATATTTCCTATTATTGATTCTTCTGATTCAGATTCTGATAGACTTAAAAAGGGAATGGATCTACAATTTAAAATCAATGAAGATGAACGTTGTAGAAAAGAAGGAATTTATTTTGGTGCTCCAAATTTATTAGAAAATATCTTAAAATACACACAAAAACAAAAGAAACAAAACAAAATTATTCGTTTTGGCCTTTTCCCCGAAGTTTTTTACAACAGAACTACCCAACCAAAACCAATCAATGTACTGGTCCCATTCAGAAATTTTATTTGAAATTTTTACTTTTGCTACTCGCTTAATAGGTTTATGTTATAAAAAATCAAATTACCTATTTTTTACGGGCAAACTTAGGGGATTTTTTTGAGTAGGTAACTGTTCATCTGAAAGTTTCAAAGGTATGAATAACGAACTACACACAAATCTTACTTTTATTATTGTATATGAGTTGTAGTTGTTGAAATATTTATTTATAATTACACCGACCGATATTTAAAATGAGATAAATCTTTTAAGTAGGAAATCTAAATATCCGTGATACAAATGCACTCTCTGAGTCAATCCCACTGACTCTCAAGCCGTCTACCACTTGACGCCTTTTCAGGGATTGGTAGATTTTATTTGTGAGTGTTTTTACTCTTTTATATAATATATTCCATATTGGTTTAATTTTGAAAACTTAGATGAACATGGTGAATAGGAAGCAATGGAAACAAACAACCTTATGCTACATTATATAGTAATGATATGTCTTTAAGTCATTTTTGTCTCATTTTAAATATCGGTCGGTGTAATTTGACAAATGATATTTTGTTTGTTTCTAATAAATTATTTTCTTAAAAATAAAATAGTTTGATATAACCAAACATCTTTGATTGTTTTTACCAATATTAAAATTATATTTGTAAATTTCAAAACTAATGTTATTTTATTGATATTAAAAATTTAGTGATACAAATAACAATACACAAAAATATCACAATTATATATGACTTCAAAATTTTCTAATGTCAGATTATTAGATGTGTTTTTATTGGGACCAATGCAAATTGTCGTATCTTTTTATGTGAAAAATAGATTTTTACATTTTTTTATGTTTTTGACAGGGTTTCTAAATATTCTGTACAACGGAAATAATTATTTATATTTAGATTTGGGTCTTATTGATAAACCATTTTTACAATTATTAAATATTTTTATTTCCAAATATGGAAAAACACAAATTCATAGAATATACAATTTATTGATTATGTATCCACTTTTTTTTTACATTTGGAAATATGAAAAAAATATCCCAAAAAAAATAAAAACATTTTTTATTTTTCAAATAATATTGGGATTTATGTTCAATTTGTATAATCTAACAAAAATAAATTTTTTATGAATTTTTAATAAAATATTTGGTAATTACATAATGGAAAATATTTTCAAGCAAATTTCCAAGTTTGTTTCTAAACATGAAAATTTAATGGGTATAAATACTGAAATTTCATATTTGCAAAAAAATCCAAATAAAAATTATAAAAATATTTTGAGACTAAACATTAGAAAAAATGATTTATTGAATTATTTAGAAAATGTGTTGCCTGTTATTAAAAATAAAATATATAAACAGTTAAAAAATATTACTAATTCACATAAATTAAATAATTTAATATCTCAAATGAGAACTATTAATAATAGATATTTGTCATTTGACAGAGATTGTGTTTTTCACAAAAGTTTGTGTGATGGACAATATCCACTTCGAAATGAAATTTTTGAAAAACAATTTCTATCAAAAAAATTCATTTCTGAAAAATGTGTTTTGACTAAAAACAAAGTTGCCATTATTGAAAATATTCAACCTGTTTCTCATAATCATAAATATGATTATGAAACATTTCAATTTATGGGATATGAGGATTTTCAAGACAAATATGGAACAAAAATAGGTAAAATAAAATGGCAAAATACCATTGAATCAAATAATATTTGTGTCTCACAAAATAATCATGTTTCAGAAATATCATTAGATAAATATAACAATAAAATTATCGAAATTAATTTTGACAATTTTATTTTAGAAATATCTAAACACATGTTAAAATCAAAGTCTGGAGAAAGAGATAAAAAATTTTATGAATCAAAAATTTTTGACCTTTTGAATCATACAATTTGGGAAAATATCAATAAAAAAACCATCAGAATATTGTTTGATTTAGGATATATTCATTATTTCCTTGAATATAATACCCTTTTTTCAATATGGTTTAATTTCGGAACAAACAGAAATATAATTAAACTGATCAAAAAAAATATACTCAAATGTTCTGTTCATGACAAAAAAAATAAAGATAAATATCAATCCAATATTACAGATCTTTTGAACACAGATATTTGGGAAAAATATTTTTTTCGAATTAATGATTTATACAGAGCTGAAATTCTAAAATTTATCTTGGATTCTTTTAATGAGTACAAAAAAACTAAATTTATGATTTTTTATCATTCAAAAATAAATTATTATTTTGAAGAATATGCCGAACATATTGCAGAAACATGTCATGATGATTTTTACGCCAATGATTTAAAAAATTCAATTCAATATTCTGACAAAAAAATATTCCATAAATTGTTGGATAACATTGATCATCCTAACATAGTTTATAGTTTGAAAGACAATTTTGTTCTCACATTGATCTCAATGTTTCACAATGATCATTTTGAACGAGAACATTTATTATTGATTATCCGAAAAATGGCTGAAAAAAATATTTTTACTGATTCAATGAGAAATTTTATGGTAAAAATCCAAGAAGATAATTTTGCTGGAATAACAGTTTTTGAAAAACTTGTGAAATATCCACAAAGCTGTGTTAAAGACATAATCAAAATTTTGTTGGAAAATAATTTTTTATTTTTGATAAATGATTTGCTAAGAACTGACATACATTTACCAGAAATTACTGAATTATTTGTTGTTAGGTACAAAGAATTGAATCCAAACATATCAAGGATAATTGAACGTAACAAAAATATTAAACATAGATTAGACACGTTGGATATTTCTCCACAAAATCATTTTTTTGTTAGTGCTCATGGATCAACATTAAATGAATATTTCATTGTTCCATCTAACATATATATAAAATTTATGACTAATATTGGAAATTATAATTATATGCCTTCTAGGGAAGATTATCAAACCAGGGATAAAATGTTACATGATTTGGGCCAGGTTTCATATTACATGCCCGGAAATATTTTGATAGATTTGGATTTATCATGGGATTTGATTTTTCATGATGAATCATGGTCTTTTTCAGGAATTTTAGAACATTCCATAAATATGCTTGACAAATATTCAGATCCGTCTTACAGATATAGAATAGATGCTGATGGTTCTTTTTATGCTTTACGACATCACAAAGGTAAACCAATCAAATTTGATTATCATTCTCCTTTTAACGAAGAACAACAATTTAAATCCGTTTCTTCAACATTGTCTGAACAAATTGATTGGTTCATAAAACAACCAAATTATGAACGTTCCAAAACTTATCTTTTTGAAATTATCAGTTGTCGTGTTTGTAGTTTTGACATAATCAAAAATGAAATTTCAAAATGTAAAATAATCAAACAATTACAACGAAACATTTTCAAAAATTTTGTTGATGTCAACTCAGATGACGAATTGTCCATTTATTCCCAAACATTTAAAAAACCATTATCGTCACCAATGAAAAGACAAGAATCTTTCAGTGCTCAATCAGAGGATGATTTGAACACTTTTATGGATGATGTTATCGATTTATCTGAAAATATGATTTTTGTAATAAATAATTCTAAACACATTTATTTCAGAAATTTTGATAAAAAAAAATACCATAGATATATCACAAAAAATGTAAATGAATTTTTGTTAAATTCTGCTAAAACAATGAAATTTAATCAAACTGGACAAGAAATTCAAGAATATGATGAGAATAGTTTATTTTTGATTGATTTTGATGAAAAAATGACTTTGTGTAAATTTTACATGATTTTTCACAACTTAAATTTAGTTCGTAGAAAAATTGGAGAAGTTAGCCAAAATTATAGAAGATATATCAATATGTTCATCAACGAAAATAGTCGATGTATCAAAACATCTCAATCACAATGTGAATCTGATACCAATTGTAGATGGGTCTCAGGAAAATTGTACAAAAGAAAAATTGAAGATGAAAGATATAGACCTTTTTGTGTTCCTAATTCATTAAATAAATATTCATATTTCTCACATGTTTCTCAAAATAGAGACAGTGAAGAACTCAAAAATCATATTGATAAATCATTTGTAATTCCTAAAATTAAATGTTATATGGAAACACTTGAAGAAGTTACACAAGATAATTTGAACCATATCAGAAATATTTTAGACGACACAGATTATTTTAAAAATGTCAGATTTATACCAGATATAACCATTTAATTTTCTTAAAAAAATATTGTTCATATGTATAACATGAGCATAATTTTGGATCCAAACAATAATAAAAAATATGATATAATGTCAAATAGTGGTAAAAGAATTTTGAAAAAATATATGAAGATTTTTTTCAATCATCAAAAAGGAGGGAGAATCAATTGGAATAAGAAATCTCGAAGGTTCGTGGGTTACAACATTCAAGGAGCGTTAGAGGCAAAAGCATTAAACATACTCGGGATAACCTATCTATTATCGGAACGATATTGTAAAGATTATGTGAAATTTCTTAAAAATGAATACCAGGAGTTTTTTGATCCAAGTTTAGAAATAGCTTATGTTGCGTTATCACCTCAACACCGACATGTGGTGAAAGAATTATTTAAAAAATCATTGGAAATAAGAATTGAAAATTCAGAAACTAGGGGTCATGATAGTCATGGACAGTTTAACCGATGTCTTTCAAATATGCTTAGGTTCCTGAGAACACTTGATAGAGATGGAGCAGCTGGAGCAGCTGGAGCAGTTGGAGCAGCTGGAGTTGAAGAAACTGGAGTAGCAGCAGTTGAAGAAGTTGGAGCAACAGCAGTTGAAGAAGCTGGAGCAGCAACAGCAGCAGTTGAAGAAGCTTGTCAAGTGATAATACAAGTTTACAAAACACATGAAAAAAGGTTGAGACGTGAAAAAGAAAGACAAGAAAGACAAAGATTGAAACGCGAACAAGAAAGACAAAGACGTGAACAAAAAAGACAAAGATTGAAACGTGAACAAGAAGAACAAAAAAGAGATCGTGGCGGTGGTGGTGGTGGTGGCGGTGGTGATGGTGGTGGTGGTGGTGATGGTGGTGGTGGTGGTGGTGGTGGTCGTGTCAGTGCGACCAGTGGCAGTGGTGCCAGTGTCCGTGGTCGTGGTCGTCGTGGTCGTCGTGGTCATGTCCCAGGATTCAGGGAACCTCATGATTGTAGTGGTCTGTCTTGTAGCACATGTTTTCCTACGCTTAAAAAATCGTAGACAACCAAAACACAAAGGTTTTTTCAAACATAATTTTTTCTTGTTTGGAATTAATGAACCTTAAAAAAAACATAGCAAAATTAAAGGCAAAATTCTCAAATGTCAGAACCGGTGGAAAAGGAACAGTCAGAAGAAAAGTTAAAAAAAAATTCAAAATAAAAAAAACCAGAATATCTCAAGAAGAAAAAGAATTTAATAAAATAATTGGAAAAATCAACAAAACCACAGAAAAATTAGAGAATGACAAAAAACAAGTTTGTTGGGTATACATAGAAGAAGCTTTATTTGATGTGTTTTCTGACTTGAGAAAAAAAGATTTTAATAGAAAATCCAAATGGAATATCAAGAACATGATGGAACATCAAGAAAATTTTATTCATGACAATTTTTTCATCAATAATAAAATAATTCCAAATTATGAAATTGTAAAAAAAACTTTTTCAAATAAAGGTTTTGAATACATAATCAATAGTTATTATGTGTTGTTTGAAGAAATAGAAAAAGAAGAATATATTGATAAATGTGAAGATGTTATTGAACTGGACAGGATTAAAGAATATTTAGAATTATTAAATCTTCCTGTCAATGAGATACCTTCTAAAAAAGTTCTTAAAAAAGCATATTTAAGAAAAAGTTTAGAAGTTCATCCAGACAAAAACATAGATGAAACTGAAAAATTCGAAGAAATATTCAAAAATGTTCAAAAAGCGTACAAATCATTATTACTTTATTATTACCAAAACAAATAGAAATTGTACAATACTAACAGTTAAAGCGTCAAAGGATAAAATGTTTTTAATTTAGTAGATTAATTTGTTAGTTCACCACCAGGAAAAACTAAAATTAAAATGGGCATTTTATTGTGACATTGATATTATTTAATGGACTCAACATATTTGCTTATTTTTATGATTAGTGGAATATTTTTTGATTTGTGATTATGAACATGTATATATATATTTGTCTCAACAATTGAAACCAAGAAGTGATCCATTAAAAAACTTTGTTAGTACAAAACTTCATGAATACTTTTTGTATGTTTGACAATGATAATTATTGTTACATAGCTTGGGGTTGGTACACTCCATTAACATTTTTTTTCCATCATAAATATATTTATGACCCAAATATCCATTATAGACACAAGTTTCACCACCAACATTGTATAATTCATACAATTCATGAAATATTTGACTTCTACATTTTGGACACATACAAGTTCCCACAGATGAAAGTTCAACAATATTTTTGATGGTTCCAAAATTGGCAGTTTGAAACAATTCATCATCAGATAAACTGGAACATGAACTTGACATTTCATTTAAATCAAGAAAATTATTTTTTTCTGGATTATATGTTCTAATACCCAAAATTTCAGAATCTTGAATTTCATAATCTTGAATTTCATAATCTTGAATTTCAGAATCTTGAATTTCAGAATCTTGAATTTCATAATCTTGAATTTCAGAATCTAGTAATTTGGAATCTAAATCTTGTGACAATTCCATGTATGAATAATAATTTTTTTTGAAACAACATTTAAAACAAGACATGAATTTTTTTTTCAATGTTTTAAAATTTTTTTTTAATGTTTTTATTAACATGAAAATATCTTGGATAATTTATTTTTATGTGATTTGCAAAATATGTTAAAAAACTATATTTCAATCGAGCAAAAATGTATTAAACAAATAAGATACCTAATCAATCACTGAACATGAATGTAGAATATTTATATGATTTTTTAAATGAAGAACAAAAAAAATTATTGGAAGATTACAAATTTTTAGACAAAAAAGAAGATTTGTACAAAATAGAAAAGAATGATTATGTAAGATTAATGACAAAAAACTATCAATTTATCAAAGGAGGAAAAGTGTCACAAACAGAACCATATTTCATTAGAGTGAAAATGAATAAAAGTTCAAGAGTGATTTATCCGGAATATCATTACATATTTTATAAAAAGACGCAAAAAAATTGTATTGGTGATAAATTATCATATATTCTTGAAGGACTAAAAAATAAAACTATTAAAATTACAAGGAAAAAAAACTTTGGGAAAAATAAAACAGAAACCAAAAATAAAACAGAAACCAAAAATAATATCAAAGCTATTAAAATTACGAGGAAAAAAAACCTTGGGAAAAATAAAACAGAAACCAAAAAAAATATCAAAACTATCAAAATTTTTGGAAAATAAATCCAAAAAACAAAAATATTATGATTATTATTTAAAGACTAAAATTTTTTATTAAAAATGAATAAAGGAAAGCCCCATTTAGGAATTGTTATAGTTGGACATGTAGATGCTGGGAAATCAACAACAACAGGTCATTTGCTTTTTAAATTGGGAGGATTAAAACAACGAACACTGGATAAATTAAAAGAAGAGGCTGTCAGATTAGGAAAACAAAGTTTTGAATTTGCTTTTTTTATGGACAAACAAAAAGAAGAAAGAGAAAGAGGTGTGACTATATCATGTACCACAAAAGAATTTTTTACCAATAATTATCATTATACAATAATTGACGCGCCTGGACACAAAGATTTCATCAAAAACATGATATCTGGGGCATCTCAAGCAGATGTGGCTCTTTTGATGGTTCCTGCCACTAAGGGTAGTTTTGAAACTTCCATTCAAAAAACCAACCATAAAGAAGGTCGTATTCAAGGACAAACTAGACAACATGCAAAATTATGTCATCTTCTTGGAATAGAACAATTAATTGTGGGTGTTAATAAAATGGATGGTGCTGATTACAGTGAAAAAAGATTTAATGAAATTAAAGATGAAGTTTCTAACATGTTGAAAAGAATAGGTTGGAAAATAAAAAAAATACCTTTTATTCCTATGTCTGGACTAAAAGGTGAAAATTTAGACAAGGTGTCGGAAAATATGCCCTGGTACAAAGGTTTTGATGTTCCAATAAGAAAAGGTGTCAAAGTTAAAGGACATACATTAATCGACGCTCTAACAAATGTGATTCAGGTTCCAAAAAGAAAAGATGATGTTCCATTTAGAATGCCTGTTTCAGGTCTTTTAAAAATATCTGGAATAGGAGATGTCATAACTGGAAGAATAGAACAAGGAAAAATAAAAAAAGGTGATTCTATTAAATTTGTTCCAAGAGGAACCAAAGGTAAATGTTTTTCCATCGAAATGCATCACAGACAAGTTGCGGAAGCACAAGGAGGGGACAATGTTGGGATTAATGTTAAAGGATTAGACAAAAACAACATGCCTAAAACTGGAGATATTATTTTCATAGAAAATGATCCAAATAATGATGTTGAACCAACACCTGTCAAAGATTTTGATGCTTTAATTTTCATTCAGGATCATCCAGGTGAATTATACGCTTCTCAATTTGATAAGAATGGAAAACAAACCAGAGGAGGTTTTACTCCTAGTATTCATATTAGAACTGCCAGGGCAGCATGTAAACTTTTGAAAATTCATTGGAAAAAAGGTAAAAGTACAAGTGGTGTTCAAGTGGAAAATCCTTTATTTCTGAAATCAGGGGATCAGGCATTAGTTACTTTTGAACCAAGAGAAGAAACACCTTTATTTTTAGATACATACGAAAGATGTCCTGGATTAGGTCGTATAGCAGGAATGGACTCAAACACATTAATTATGTTAGGGAGAGTTCAAAAAGCAAGATATAAACAAGAAGATTAAATTTGTGGCAACATGTCGTCATGGACAAATGTTTTTAAACCAAGATCATAACGTCTTTTAGTGGTATTTGATTTCCAACCTTTGGGTAGCACTTCAAAAGCGATGGCTGATGGGATCTCTTGTGGTGGTGGAAAAAATGATGAGTTTGGTCTTTTAGAAAGAAAACTATCAATATTGATTTCATTATTTAGTTTATTTTTTGATATATTTGGGATGGTATATCTTGATATTTTTTTTTTTTTTTGTGGAACTGATGCTAAAACTTGTTTAATCAAATAATCTTCTTTCTGATAATCAAAAAAATCTGATTTTGGAAAAAATTCAGGTTCAGAATCACTTATTTTAGAATCATGATTTCTAAGCTCAGAATCATCATATTTTGTTTTGTGAGTTAAAACAGGAGGTAATTTTTTTTTTTGTGAATGAGATTTAGTTTGGAATATATCTTTAACACAAATTTTCATATAAAATACCATTTGGTAATTTATATGATTCAAATTTTTCATTACTGAATAACTTCATGTCATAACCATTAATGTATCCACAAATACAAATCATCAAAAAATTATCGAAAAATTATCAAAAAATTATCAAAAAATAGTCAAAAATCAGTCAAAAAATTATCAAAAATCGTCGAAAAATCATCAAAAAATAATCAAAAAATTATCAAATGTTCCAGATGAACCGAAATTTTCATATTAATTTTTGAGCGAAATAATCTTCATGTTTATTAAATGATTGATTTTATCATTGAACTGATTATTTGTAATATTGTTTTTATTTCTGTGTTATGTTTAATTTTAATTTATTTTGGGAAATTCATCAAACTTCACATTGTAAAAACACAAATACGATATTACCTCAAATCAAACAATTTACGAGAAATTCAATATAAAACTGGAAATTATGACAACAACAAGAATTATTTAATTGCTGATTATTTAGACAGGATAAAAACATTAAATAATTTCGAATCTTCCAAATTAAAAGATTTAACAAATATTATTGATAAAAGAAAAATATTCAATGATACTAAATGGAATTTTGCTAAAACAATTAGGAACATTGAATTTAGTTTTCCATTTACCATAGGAAATACTATTTTATTATCCAAAGAATACATCCTGACCAAGAATAATACAAAACTAATTAAAACTTTAATTCATGAGAAAATTCATATAAATCAAAGGAATAACCAAAAAATTTACAATGAAATGTATAAAACGATATTCAAAAACATTATTGAAATCAACCCAAATAATCTTGAATCTTCAAATCAAAACATAATAACAAATCCAGATGCTAATAATTCTGTTTGGTTGATTAAACATAATGGAAATTTATATTTAGTTCCATATATTTATTCTCCGGAAAATGGTTTAGTGTCAAAAAATAAAGCTTTTTTGATTATTGAAACTAATAATGGAAAAAAATATTTTATGACTGATGATAAAATCAATGTGATGAATTTAGGGTACTACAAAAAAATAAAAAACCAATATAAGATTGATAATGTGAACTTAACTCATCCAAATGAAACATTTGTAGATTTGATTTTACACAGCCAAGAATTCATTGACCAAAATAGCAAATATTTTTCACTGATCAATCACACATTTGTGTAAAAAAATATCTACTTATAAAAATAATTTTAATGGTACAACATGATTTGCAATATTTGTTTGGATCAAGTTGTAAATGAGTTTTTCTCATTATCTTGTGAATGTGATTATTTGTACCATAATAAATGTATTGAAGAATGGTTAAGAACCGAAAAAAAATGTCCCAAATGTGAAAAAGAATGGAAAACTATCTTACAAAATAAAAAAAAAATCTCTCCTGTTCATATTTATGAACCATTGTCTGTTCCATTGGAAACAAGGCCAAATCATCCTGCTTTACCCACAGTCATGCCAAATAATATTCCATTAGAAGTCAGGCCAAATAATATTTCATTAACAACCCTAACTCATGAAATCAATAATTTACCAAAGCAATCTCAAATAAACATTTATGTTCAGAGTTACAACATCGCAAAAATAATGAATGGTTTAGTAGGGCTACATCTTTCAAATTAAATTCAAGTTGGTGTGATGAATTTGATTTCCATCCTTTAATGGACTTTAGTATATTTATATAATGGTTTCAATAAATATTTGTCGAAAAATATATTTGTTTAGGCTTCTTGTATGGTCATAAATCAAAACAAAAAAAACATTTTAATAAATATGTTCAGTCCATTTAAGGATAAACAGAATAAATTTCTTTATTATTATATGTTTTGTGTTAAATTAAATTTACAAAATAGTGCCAATAGTAATTCTTCGAGTGTAAATGACCAAATGAAACCTGTTTTCCCACAGACAGACCAAATTGTACCATTAATTTCATTGACAACCCCAACTCAAGAAATCAATAATTTGCAGGGAATCAATTTACCAAAACAACATGACATGATCATTTTTGCCAAGAGTCACAATATTTTAGAAATGAGTTGTTTAAAAAAGATGTATTTTTCAAATTAATTCATGTTGGTACAATGAATTTAATTTCTATAAACAGAATAAATTTCTTTATTATTATATATGTCTTGTATCAAATTAAATTTACAAAACAGTGCCAATAGCAATTCTTCAAGTGTTTTAAATGACCAAAAAAATAGGGAATTATATAAAATTCATGATAATAAAAATAATGTTCCAAATTTTGATAAAAATGAATTGAACAAAATGCCACAAGTTCAATACAACAAATTTAAATTATGGCAAGTCAACAGATTTTCACAATCTCAACGCCCCGCAGGATGTCCCAATAATTATTTTTATCCAAAATAATTTGATTCATTCTGAAATTAATGAATTTTTTTTGTGTTAAATATTTCTGGATTAACACAGATATATTCATGAAAGTTGATAAATGCATAATTTGTCGTAAAAATAATAATATATTATTGGAATTTCCATTTCAGGGATGTAATTGTGATTGTGGATATAAAATTCATTATGAATGTTTATTGAAATGGTCAAGAAAAATGTCCTTTTTGTAGCAATTATATAAATAATTTTTCAGAATTGAAAAATGAACAAGGAATGGATATCAATGGTTTTGAAAATAATGAACCTCTTGAAAATATTCCCAAAGAAAAGAACAATAAAACCAAATGTATTGGAATAATTTTAATCATAATATCATTTGTTGCTTTGATTTTAATTGGCTTTCCAATCTTGTGTGTACAACAACACGTATAACTAAATTTACGATTTATTTGACTTGTTGGATTCATAAAAGTAAGACTGTAAAAACCTGAACCAGTTGGGCTTTGAAAAGACAGAATTTTTTAGGTTTGTGAAAAAATAATAAAAATATTAGATTTTATGATAAATTTGATTTGTTTTATACAATAATCATTTATTTCATGAAATGAACAAGATCTCAGTTTTGAGATCAATAGCAAAAAATTGTGATTCAAAAGATTTTCACATTTCTAATGAACAATTAAATTCTGATATTAAAATTTCCAATGATCAATTTAATTCCAAAGATTTGTTGGATATGTCTAAACCCAAAAAGATGTTTTCTAAACAGCCACAATTAGTGGATAAAATTTATTTTAATGATAATATTTATGAATTTATATTAAATAATATAGATTCAATAAATTTGAGACATATTTATACTAATAGCGAAACAATATTTCATATTATTGCGTCAAGAGGTTTAGATGAAATTTTAGATCTGATCAAAGAAAAATTTAAAAAAAAAGATGTTCAATCAATAATAGAACATAAAAATGATACAAATTTAACTGCTCTTCATGAAGCAGCTTGTTATGGATACAAAGAAATATGTGAAACTTTAATTCATTTAGGAGCAAACATTAATGTGTTAAGTTTGAATAAAAATACACCAATTCATTTTGCCATTGTGAATGGACATGTAGAAACTGTAAGACTTTTTATCAACAAAAATTCTAAATTAGATATTGAAAATAATGTAGGAAAAACACCATATAAATTACTTTTTAAACACATGAAAGAATTGATCAAAGATATTCTCGACAAAAAGAAAAAATATTTAGCCAGAGTTTCATTGTCCAATAAAAATGGAAAAATAAAAATGATTACTAATGAAGAATTGATATATGACAGAACTTCACAAAAAATAAGTTTTAGTCCTTCATATGGTAATAAACCTAAATATTGTTGTTGTTCTTCTAAAAATAAAAATTTTGGAAAAGTCATTCCTGAGACACGAACTAATAATGCTGATTTTTGTAGGAGAAATTCCAAAGAAAAAGATTTGGGAACTTCAAAATTGTCTCGTTGCAAACATATCAAAGACAAAAGAATTTTGGTTCAATATGACTACACAGAAATTTCGGATTCTGATGTTGAGAAATTTGTTATAAAAGAAAAAAAAGAAATAGTTACACATCCATGGTTTCAAACACTTATGGATTTTTATTGGACATCTTTTGGAAAAAAATTATTTATTATTCAGTTAGTAATTTATCTTTCATACACAGCATTTTTTACATTGAGTTCTATCTTGTATTCTTACAATTTAAATCCAAATTATAATTCAACTTCCAAATCAGAATATATCGACAATTCATCAATGGAAGACAATATTAAATCCAATGAAAATAATTATGATTTTGAAAATTTTTATACAAATAGTCATATTCATACAGTTGTGATAATATTAGATACAATTACTTTTCTCATGAACACATTTTACTTTGTTAATGAAATTACTGAAATAAAAAAACAGAGAAAAAAACATGCTAAATTTTATTTCACTAATAAATGGAATTTATTCGACATAATTCAAATAACCCTGATTTATGTAACTATTCCTTTGAAAATGATTAATCACAAATATATTTTAATTCCTATAGCAATTTTATATCCAATATTCTTTATTAAATTTTTAAATTTTTCAAGAGGATTTAGAAATGTTGGACCAATTGTTAGAACTATTTTTAAAATGTTAAAAGATATCTATAATTTTATGGCTGTTTTGTTTCTATTTATTATGGGATTTAGTCAAGCATTCTTTGTTTTGATGAATCATGATACTCAATTTTCAAATCCAATTGTTAGTGTACTAACCACTTTTGATATGGTTATTGGTGGTTTTGATAGTTCATCACTAAATCAATCAGAATATCCCATAACATGTAATGTTTTATATCGTTTATATTTAATAATTTCAGTTATAATGTTGTTGAATATTTTAATAGCCATTTTGGAAAATAGTTATGTGAATATAAGTTCAGAAGCAGAAAATGAATGGAAATTAGAAAGAGCTAAATTAATCATTTCTTTGATGGATAATAATTTATTGTTGTTCGGAAATAAACACATAACAGTTGAAAACATTGATATTTTAAGAAGTTTAGAAATAGATAATAAACCAGTAAAAGGAATTGAAAATTTAAAATTAGAATAAATCATTTTTAACATTTGGTAAATTTCAAAAAAAATCTTCAAAGTTTCTTGGATCATGAATTATGGTTATTTTTTAACAGAAATATATAATTTGTATGTGAGTTACTATCGTAACTATTGTTAATTTTTGAATAAATTTTAACTTTTAGGATTTTAAATGAACAGTTACTTGCTCAAAAAAAAAATCATAGTTTAGGTATTTCAACACCATTCAAAAGTTAGTAACAAAAGTTAGTAACAAAAGTTATTGAAATATGGGTTTGATATTATCTTTTAATGTATTATGGTACAAATTTACATTTGTTACATTGATTGATTAGGAAAAGATAAACATGTACCATCAAAGAAAATTTATGTCCACCACCACAATAATCCTTTTTCATAATTTTTTTCATAAATAATATCAAGCTTTTTTTCTATATCTTCTAGTTGAATTATTCTGTGTTGATGTTCGGACCATTTTCCAAGATCACATCTAAAATTTGGGTGCATTTTGAACCAGTCTTTTTCTTTTTTTTCAGGAAATGTTCCTGGTAATTTTTTTGTTATGCTCCAATTATCCACTATCCCAATAAATTTGGAATCTGCGAAACCTGGACAAAATGGATTTTCCGAAAGCATCGAAACATCAACTGAAACACCATCCTTGGAACATGTGAATATTTTTTCATTGTATTTTTGTTGTGTGGGAGAAAACCAAGCATACATTTTATTTCCAAACATTATTTTTGTGACCAAGCAGTTGTTATATTTTTCAAATTTTCAAATTTTATAAAAAAAACAAAAAAAACCACAAAAAAATTATATTTTTTGAACTTTGTACCAATATCCCAAAATCTCGACTTATATTTTGAAGAATGAAAATTCCATAAGGATAAAAAGTCAAAAAGAATAATTTACAAACTCATAAAAAACATGAATTTTAGTTTTGTTAAAATTTTAAATTTTCAAATATTGGATAAATTTAATTTCTTGATAATTCAAGATATATTTTTTTTCTACACATAGGACACTTATTATTTTTAGACAGCCATAAATCAATACATTTGAGATGAAATGAATGGCAACAACATAATTTTCTAAAATAATTATTTGTGTTTTCCAGACAAATGGGACATTCAAGATTTTTAGAAGATATAACTTTTGTTTTTTTCAAATATACAATTTTATTATAGATATTTTTTTCATAAAAACTACCATAATCAGAATTGGTTGTACTCATGTAACATTAACATTATTAAAAAAATATATGAAATAGTACAGAATAATGAAAATATTTGATCCAAAATCCAAAAAAATTATAAAACTAAATGACACATTGGGAAAAAACACATTAAAAAAATACATAAAAAATTATTTAAAATTTTCACAAACTGGCGGTTATCACATTGATTCTTCAGGAATTAGATATACAATGATACGAAATTTAGGTGTTCCGTCTGCTTATGGTTTTTTGTACATTTTGGAAAACCAAGACAAACATTTTGTTCTAAAAGTACAGTTTGGAAGTAATTTGAAAAAAGAACATGATATTCAACTCGAAATGTTAAGAATAATTGGTAAAAATGTACCAAGAATAGTTTTAGGTTCATTTAGAACTATAGAATATGGAACTGATAAATATTTTGAATTTTTAGAAATGATGAAAAGAACTACTACCACAAAAAGAAATATGGAAAAAATGATGATTAGAAAAAAACAAAATATTCAATACTATATTATGGAACATATCCAGGGAAAATCATATAGTGAAATATGTGGTTTGGACGATTCTGAAATTGAACCAGAATGTTTGATGGTGAATTTTAGCGTTTGTGAATCAATGAAAAAAGTACACAAAAATGGTTATTTGCACAATGATTTACATGGAAATAACATAATAGTGGACAAAAATTTTAAACCTTATTTAATTGATTGGGGAAGGAGCTACAATTTTTATAAACGTTTTAAAGATCATTATGACGATATGTTTTTTGAAATTTTAAAAAAAAATGTTTGGAATACTGAAGCTGTTGATTGGACACAAAAAGAAGAACCAATGAGATTTTGTCTCCCATACAAATTGAGCGAAATAGACAGGGATTGGAAAACAAAATTAATTACTGATGGTGGTGCGGATGATGGTGGTGTTGTTGATGATGGTGGTGCTGGTGATGGTGCTGGTGATGGTGCTGGTAATGGTGGTGCTGGTGATGGTGGTGGTGCTGGTGATGGTGGTGCTGGTGATGGTGGTGCTGGTGATGGTGGTGCTGACAGTGGTGCTGGTGATGGTGGTGTTTCTGGTGGTGTTGCTGATGATGGTGGTGCTGGTGATGGTGGTGCTGATAGTGGTGCTGGTGATGGTGGTGTTTCTGGTGGTGGTGCTGGTGATGGTGGTGTTTCTGGTGGTGTTGTTGGTGGTGTTGTTGGTGTTGGTCATTGATAATTGAAGTTTCAATGGGAATTGTGACAAATCTATGGAATTTACGCCTTTGGAATTTTCAAATGAACAGTTAAAATGATTTGGCAAATTCCATGTTGGAACCAAATCACAATGTTTGTTATTTTTTTATTAAAAAATGTTTGTAACATGTATATGAAAATTACAGAACCGATTAGTAAACTTTCATGTGATATAAATTCTGTTGGTGGGAAATTCATACTGAAAAAATACATCGTGAAATATTTGAAAAAAAGTGGATTTGGTATGTCTGAATCAGAAGAAGAGGCACCAAAAGAAGCTTCCGCAGATACAATGTTGTTTAATGAAAATATCCCAACCTTTGATTGTGGTTTGTTCAAAGACAAATTAATTGAAAATGATGTTCTGGAAAGATTAGTGATAAAATCTCATAAAACAACTAATAAATTGTTCATTAATAATTTGGATGGTCAATCAGAATTAATTGGTGGAAAAATCCTCGAACAAAGATTATCAGCAACAGTTGTGGAATTTTCCAGAATAGGTGATTTGTACAATCCTGTTATGGCTGTTAAATTTTCTTCTAAAACAAGGGCTTTAAAAGAAAAAAAAATATTGGATATGTTAAAAAGAGAATCAAGAGTCGTTCCTTGTGGTTTGGTCAATTATAGATATTTGGGACAAATAGGAACAAAAATGAATAATTGGGCAATAGCTCGTGAATTAATGGATGGAAATTTATCTACAAAAAGACATCAAATACAATGGAACACTTTTTTGGGAATAATGAGAAGTATACTTTCCCAATTGAAATGTTTGAAAAACAATCACTTGTACTTGACAAATCTAAGGATGGAAAATATTTTTTATAAATGTGTTGGGAAAAATCTTTATAAAATACATATTGGGAATTTGGATAGTATTTATTCATCTAAAAAAGGAATCATTCATCCTGATAAAAAAATAGAATATTCTTATAAACCAAAGGATTATTCAGATGATATAGAATATCCTGTTGATAAATTTGTTGTATATTCCATAGGAGCAATTATGACTCTTTTAATAACGATTTATGGAAGATATATGACATTATCAGAAAAAGTCCAAAAAAATGTATTTAATGTTCCAAAACATATTGATTTGGTAAGAATAATTAATAAGGCAACTGAAGATAGACACAAAAGAAGATTTTCTTTGGAACAACTTATGACCAGTTTAGAAGAAGGGCTCAGTGTATTAGAATTGGAACCAGAAGAACCACCAGCATCACCACCACCACCACCACCAGCAGCAACAGCACCACTAACACCAGAAAATATATTCAATGGAGATGTTCCGACTCATGAATGTAACAAATTTAGTAAAAAAGAAAAGAATGTTTTGAAAAGATTAGTTGTGGAAAAAAGAAACCGTTATTTAAATGATTTATCAATAATCAATCATGACGGCAGTCGATCAAAATTAATTGCTGGAAAAATTCTTGGACAAGGAAATTTTGGAAAAGTTGTCGGATTTTCAAGAGAAGATGATTTGGATAACCCTCTCGTGGCAATCAAATTTGCCACAAGAACAGATACTTTTAAAGAAAAAAACATATTGGAAATGTTAAAAAGAGGATCAAGAGTTCTTCCTTGCGGTTTGGTCAATTATAGATATTTAGGGCAAATAGGAACAGAAGTGGACAATTGGGCAATAGCTTGTGATTTGATGGATGGTGATTTATCTTATTTGTACCACAAAACACAGAAAATACAATGGAACACATTTATTGGAATTATGACAAGTGTACTTTCCCAACTAAAATGTTTGAAAAATAATCACTTGTACTACACAGATTTAAAAATAACAAATGTATTTTATAAATGTGTTGGTAAAAATTCTCATAAAATATATCTTGGAGATTTGGGTAGTATTTTTGTTGATTTGTCATTCAAAGGACTTACTCGTCGTGGTCGTGGAATGACATTTTCTTTAAGACCAAAAGATTTTATTTATCACAGAACATATCCTATCGACAAATTCGTCGTATATTCTGTTGGTGTGTTTATGTTACATTTATTGGGAATTTCCGATGAAAATGATATTACAACAATTAAAGAACAAATTCCACGAAACATAGATAATGTTCCAAAACATGTTGATTTGGTCAGTATAATTAATAGTGCTATTGAAGAAAGATTTGACAAAAGGTGTTCTTTAGAACAACTGATATTTTCTTTCATTGTTTAGTAGAAAACAAATGATTGATTTATCCTTTTAAGTTGTTGATATTTCACTATTAAAAGTAAAACCTTTTTTATTGAACATTTTCTTTTATGATCCAAAAAAATCATCCCAAATATTATGTTGTTGTGATTTTGTGTTTCCTTTTGTCAAATAAAATGTTTTATTTATCTTTTGCAAACAACATATATGTTATTATTGCTGTGTCTAATTTGTTTTGGTATGATTGATTTTCTCGCGGAAAAAACATTTAAGGTTTTTTCTTGTTTTTTTTAATTTCTGATGGATTTATGATTAAGATATTCAAATTAAGTGGCTCACATTTAACTTGATAACAATAATTCTTATCTGTGGAAAAATTATTAAATATATTTCTTCTTGGATTATTCCTTATTACACCGACCGACATTTTAAATGATACAAATGTGTTATATAGGAAATTCTAAATATCTGTGATAAATGCACTCTCTGGATTATTCCTACTACTCCTCGAGCCGTCTACCACTTGACGCCTTTTTCATGGATTGGTAGATTTTGTTTTGTTACTTGTTTTTACTCCTTTACATAAGATTAGCCTTATTGGTTTGATTTTGAAAACTTAAATGAACAATGGTGAATAGGAAGTAATGGAAACAAGCAAACCTTATACTTCATTATCCTTTAATGGACTATGGTGTATATTTCACCATGATTTCAATCAATATTTGTCGAAAAATATATTTATTTAGACTTATTGTATGGTCATAAATTAAAACAAACAAATTTTAATTCCTAATAAATATGTTCAGTCCATTAAAGGATACATCTGTTAGGAAAATCATAAAAATGTAACGAAATATGATTTTCAAGACAAGTCAGTATTTTCAGTTTCATAATCCAATAATGTATTGAGATGATTAAAATATAAATTATTTTTACCAGTCAATAATGGTTCATAAAATATTTTTAATTTGATTTTTAGTTCTATTGTGATTTGTTTTATGTCTCTTTTATCTTCTTTTTCAAACAATCCAATTAATGATGTACCATTATAAAAATATAAATTTTTCATGTTTATTTGAAAGTTCCAAAGGTATAAATATTGAATTATTATCCTTTAATGGACTTTGGTATGATTTCAATTTGTCAAAATATATTTGTTTAGGTTTCTTGTATGGTCATAAATCAACACAAAAAAAACATTTTAATAAACATGTTCAGTACATAAGGATATTTTGAGGTTTCATTCACCATTTATTCGTTTTTCTACTTATCCACTTGTAAGTTTTGAAAAGACATTTAAAAAAAATATGTATTGTAAATAAAATGGGAAACTCAAATCATAAAAAAATTTACATATTTAAAAAAAATGAAATAATACCAAAATTTAAACATGAAAAATTAAAACGATATATGAAATGGCACTCGAATGACACATTCATTTATCGTTATCACATGGCATGGTTTTCTTCATTACCAATTTTCTAAAAATATAAAAAATTTTCAATCTTTGTCATATCCAAAGTCTAATTCTCCAAATTTGATCAAAGCATTTTTAGATGCTAATTGTTCTGCCTGTTTTTTTGTTTTATTTGTTGCTGTACTAAACACTTTTCCATTTTTGTCTAAAACAGCCATTGTAAATAATCTTTTGTGTGGTGGTCCATCCATTTTAATTTCTTTGTAAAAAGGTGTAACTTGGAAGTTATGTTGATAATATCTCAACAATTGGTCTTTATAGTTAGTGTCTTTTAATATTAGTTCCTCAAGATCAACCTCATTTTCTATGATATGAAGAATGAATTTTTCACATATTTGATATCCAATTCCAGAAATTTCATCAAATTTGAAATCTACGAGAGTTTTATTATCATTAAAATCCAGAAACATCGCTCCAATTAAAGCCTCGAATGTGTCTTCTAATATTTTATCACTATTTCTTCCATTATTTTTATTTTCCACTTGTTCAGACATGATAATAAATTTGTTTAATTCTAAATGTCTGGCAAAATTAGATAATGCTTTTGTATTAACCAATTTAGTTTTTAATTTTGTCATAAATCCTTCGTTTTGATCAAAATATCTGATAAATAAATATGAAGTTACAACTGCTCCTAAAATAGAATCTCCTAAAAATTCTAATCTTTCATTTGAAAAATTTTTTAGATCTAAAACATAATTTGGTTTTTTTGCTAATGTAAGATTTTTATATTTATTTAATTGGTCATTATTTTTATCGATGGAATAAGATTTATGGGTAAAAGCTTTGATGTATAAATCAAGATGTGTTATGGAATGTTTAATTCCTCCTTTTTCTAAAATATTCATTACATCAACTTTTGTAATTTCTACGTTATTTTTATTAAAAGGATTTAAAATAGTTTCATTATCTTCTTTATTTTGGAATTTTGTTATGGTAAATTTATTCATTATAATTATTTTGAAAATGAATAATTCAAGTCAAATTTTTATATTTTTATATTTTTAAATGAACTAATTGGTGTAAATTTGTATCAGGATCTATTAAAAAATATTTTTAAGTTATTTTTGATAAAATTGTGTTATTTTTAAAATTGGTAGCATAATTGTTTTTTACACTCAAATTTTTGCCCATTTCACAAAAAGGGTCATACAAAATTCATTGAATTTTTCTTTGTTTCATACTGTACATTGTAACTGTCAAAAAAATATCACAAAAACAAAACATTTGCACCTTTGGAAACGAGCATAGAAAGACTTAGGTGTCCATCTGAAAGTTCCAAAGGTGTAAAACGCCGACTCATTCATATTATCTTTTAATGGACTGAACATATTTATAAAAATATATTTATTTTGGCTTCTTGTATGGTCATTAATTAAAACAAAAATATATTTTAATAAATATGTTCGGTCCATTAAAGGATTTTGAAATGAGGTTTCTTCTGGTTGATTCATTTTAGTCATTATGTGTAACTCAGAAAGCAAAACATGTAAGCAAATGACGTTTAGTTCTTTACCAGTCCATAATCCCATAAGCAATTTAAGGGAATGGTTTTCTGGATGACTGGGGAAAATTGAACCATCGTTATATGAAACCCCTTACTATTGTTTTGCTTGGTTCAAACCAAAACCTTTATTTATTAGAAATATCGTTGAATCGGCGTTTTTAATTAGTAAAGGTGTAAAAATAAGACCAACGATAAATGTTACAAAGAAAAAACAATCCAATCCATGAAAAAACATTAAGTATAGGGTGTGTTTATTGAAATTTTCCTACATGAAAATATTTGTTTTTGGTAAGAATATTGATTGATACAAATGTGATGTTCATTTTTTGGAGAGATTTACCATTTGTTTGTTATTGGCTCATTTTACAATTTTGTATCATTTAACTCATTGGGTTTGAAAAAAAAATCAAATTAAGTATCTTTGTCAAATTATCGAATGTTCATTTTGGTAAAATTCACATATAGGTCTGGACACAATCAATCTTGAAAATATACCTTCTGAAAATTCTATTTTATCTACTATATCATTCTTACAAAAAGTTGTACATCTTTCTCCTGTTTTCAAATTAAATTGAGACACAATCGCTTTTTCACAACAACCAAGACACAATGTGTTCTCTGTCATACCTTTGGTTGGTTCATGTGTAAATTTTTTGAAAACAAATTTATCCAGGGCAAATTTGAGATTTCTGAATTTTCCTATTTTTCCAAATACCAGGATAGTTTTAGCATTTTTTGGAATTCTCAGATTTTCAACAGGAATGTCTTGTGGATAGAATTCTAGTCTTTGAAAATCATCTTTTGTTGATTCTTCAGTAATTTTTCCAAAAGTAAGGACTGGTGATTTTCCAATACATTTATCATAAATATCATTAAATTGAAACTGTAATCTTGGTTGTACTCCTTGAAGAACTTTTCTAAGAAAATAAAGTTCATTGTCAAAATTGGTAAAATGTCTATCCCCAACTTGCGAATTTTCAATGGTGAACATTTTGGAGAGGGAAATATTATTTATTGGCTCAATTTAACAAAATCAAATTTATTTTTATTCAGACTAATTGTACCATGACAATTTTCAAAAATTTTTATTGAAAAATTGATCTGAAATCAAAATATAGAGTACCATGATTGGGACATTTAAATCTTGTCAAATTTGGTCCAATAATTTTGTTTATCCACAAATCATAATTAATGTTTTTGAGATTTTCATGATTAAACAAAATAAAAAACTCATTTTTTTTTTTAAAATTTTTCAAAAATGTGTTTTTCAAATAATGAGTGTGAATAAAAATAAAACCTAAATTAAATTGTTTTGGTGAAAACACATTCAAATATTCCAAATTATTATTTAAGGGATGTTTCGTAAATTTATTATTTTGATGAATGTTAAAATAAAAAACATCTCCATTTCCACAGTAGGGATTATTTTTATCGATATATAATTTATTTTTAAAATTCCAAATATTAAATCCATTAAAATAATAAATAGAGTTTTTCATTTTATTTTTCTTGAGATTATCATAAATTTTTTTGAGATTTTTTGGTATAGCAATATGGTCCCCATCTATCTTAACACAAATATTATAATTAGTTTTACTAAGAGCAAAATTGCTGTAAAAACAAAAACTATGAATAGAATTTTCATTTGTTTCTTGAAATTTTTTTGTGTTAAATGGATAAACGATTGGAATGTAATGATATAATTTAATTTTATTGGGATATGTTTTTTCTAATTTTTTTAGAATAGCAGGTGTTTTATCAGTACACCTGTTGTAAACAATCACAAGTTCATCAACAAAATTTATCCAAGATAAAACCGCTTTTTCGATGAATTGTTCTTCATTTTTAATTCTCATGAATCCAGATATTCCATCTTGTCTATTGTCAAATTTTGAATAATCAATAATTCCAGGACAAAATATATTTATAAACATATAAAATCATTGTTTATAATAAAACAATAATATATTCTTACTAAAATTATTTTGCAAAATTAAAATATTTGTAATTAATATATGTTTGATAAAATTATAGATCCATCAAATGGAAAAAAATCATCAATTTTTTCTAACACTGGGAAAAAACTTTTAAAAAAATATGTGAATTATATGAATAATTTGAATGGGGGTGGTCGTTGTAGTATTTGTGGTGCTAAAGGAGTTTCTAAACTTACTTGTCCTGGAAACCCAAAAGCCAAAAATCCGAATAGTAAAAAACATAACAGAAAAAGACAAAGACAAAAAAAACAAGTTTCAAAACAAAAAACCATGAGACTTTCCAGATCTAAAGAAATATCTCGTCGTAAACAAAGACAAAGACAATCATTGGCATCTTTGAGATTAAGAGCGTCTGGATCAAAATCCGATTCACCAAAATCAGAATCAGAATCAGAATCAGAATCAGAACCAGAATCAGAACCAGAATCAGAACCAGGCTCAAAATCTTTGGAATTGGCCATATCTAAAGAAAAATCTCGTCGTAAACAAAGACAAAGACAATCATTGGCATCTTTGAGATTGAGAGCGTCTGATTCAGGATCAGGAACAGGATCAGGAACAGGATCAGGATCAGGACTAGGATCAGGATCAGGATCAAAATCGTTGGGATTGGCCAGAGCTAAAGAAACATCTCGTCGTAAACAAAGACAAAGACAATCATTGGCATCTTTGAGATTGAGAGCGTCCGATTCAGGATCAGGATTAGGATCAGGATTAGGATCAGGATCAGGATTAGGATCAGGATTAGGATCAGGATTAGGATCAGGATCAGGATTAGGATCAGGATTAGGATCAGGATTAGGATCAGGATTAGGATCAGGATCAAAATCGTTGGGATTGGCCAGAGCGAAAGAAACATCTCGTCGTAAACAAAGACAAAGACAATCATTGGCATCTTTGAGATTGAGAGCGTCTGATTCAGGATTAGGATCAGGATCAAAATCGTTGGGATTGGCCAGATCTAAAGAAACGTCTCGTCGTAAACAAAGACAAAGACAATCAGCTCTCAAATTAAGATCATCTGGGTAAAAACAAAGCGTTTGGTAAATAATAACAAAACATCCAAAATATTTGTGACCCAAAACTAATCCAAAATTTGGTCAAAATGTCAATTTTTGATACTGGACAAAGCATCATTTGAAGCGGGGTGTTTTTACTCATCGCTCTAAATTCTGGTTCAACTCATCATTTTTATTTTCAATAATTAATAATAGTTTTTTAATAACTTGTTTTAATTCTAATATTTGAGTTTTCTGTTTTAGAATTAAAATTTCATAACTATTTTTTTCTTGATTTTCATTTTTGTTTTTAGATTCAAGTACATTTTTATTTGATTGTTCAGTGTAATAGTCGTACAAGTAATTCATAATCTTATTTAGATAAAAAAAACACGAAAAACTCGAATTATCAGAAATTATTGAGAAATTATCAAAAATAATTTTTTTTGTAATGAAAAATTATTAATGAAAAACACAATTTATAAATATTTGAATAAATCAACTTGTCCCAAAATATGTCTTTTACAACAAATTCTTTTAATTCCGATATCTTCCATTATTTTTTTATTTGTTTCATCAACATTATTGAAATCTATTATTTTTTTGGAATTTTTGTTTAATTTGTTATATTTTTTGTATTTTGAAGCAAGAATTTGTCCACAAGTAAAACATCTTATTGGAATAATCATTTTCTCAAAAAAATAAAAATATTAAAAAAATCAAATTTAATTTTCATTTTTTAAATATGTTTTGTTAGATGAAAACATTTTGTGAAATATTTTTCAATTGACCAATTTTTTTTTATGATTTATAATATTTTTGATTTGTGATCATCACAAAAAAGACTAATATTTGTTGGGAACTTTATTTTTTGTTCATCACCACAATAAATCTTTCAATAATGGTTTTAATTTGTAGAAAATTCCAAAGGTGTGAAACAAATAGTGATTATTTAATCCATCAAAACTTCTGGGATAGTGAATTCGTCATCTCCCATAACTTCTTTTTTGGATTCATCAATGCTCACGTTAATATCAATGTTTTCTTCAGTACAATATGTATCGAGTATTTCTATTTCTTCATCAATTTTCTTTTCTATGTGTTTTTTTGATATGTGACTTTCCAAGAATTTTTCTTCATCAAACAACAAATCAACACAACCAGTCCCAGCCTTGATTTCTTGTCCCAACATAATATTGGATGATACACCATTAAGATTATCCAATTCACCAAACAAAGCAGCTTTGATCAAAATATCAGGTGTTTCTTCAAAAGAACATTTGGCTAATGGTCCTCTGTCACTCTTGTTGATTCCATGTCTTTGAACAGACATAATACGTCCTTTATTCGTCATTGTATCAGCAAGAAGAGATACGTGTCTATAGTTCACATATGTTCCATCAAATGAAATCACCTCCAATATTTCTTTAATTAATATTTCTCTAACCGCTTCAATACCAAATATGTCATAAATTTCCATAATATTGTTAGATAAGGTTTTATTTGTGTTTATGCCATCTTGTCCCAAAACTTCTATTAAATTACTACCATCAGTGTCTATAACCCATTCTGGTTTTTTGGCAAATTTACCATCAACATCTTTATAAATATTTTCTTCTTTCATCATTGATGCTTTGTTAATTCCTTTAATTCCTTTGATGGTCAATCCTAAAATAGTTCTTTCTATGTGTTTCAATATGGAAATTGCGTCATTATTATCAACTTCTTTATTATCATTAAATTTAATTCTAAAAATTAAGTTAGAGCTGTTATCATCGCTAAAAACACAATTTATATCATATTTATTACCATTAAATTTATGGTCAATAATTTGATAAATATCAAACATTTTGATATTTTTATCTAACATATGTTTTATGTCAAATTCTAATCTTAATAACCAATCAGCATCATTTGGTTGTTCTAAATATTTTGAAAATTCTTTGTAAATTTCCAATAATGGTTTGTCTTCTTCTATCCCGGTAAGTGATTCTTCTGTGATTGGATCCCAATATATTTTACTTTCTAATATAATATCTTTAATAGTAGTAATTTCCAAAAGATTGATAATATCAGTAGCTTTTTCTTTATCATAGCAATGTTCTTCATCTAAATAAACTGTGAGACAAGGACTTTTCATATTTTTGGAAGCATTTATAATTTCCTTTATTCTTGGGACTCCACGGACAACTTGGGATTTCGAAGCAACGCCAGCAAAGTGAAAAGTGTCCCTTATGGCTAATCCATCAAAACAATTAAAGTTTTTTGTGTCCTTCACTGTGAAATCATATACATATTTATAATCACTTGTATAAGGTTCAATAGAAACTACACGTTCGAAGACACAATCCTTGAATACAGAATGTCCTATAATTTTTTCTAATTTATCTTTATTGATATTCTTATGTATTTTTCCATCATTAGTAGAATATTCTGATATTCTATTTTTTAATCCGTTATTGTATTTATAATCACGTTGTAAATATTTATCTAATCTTTCTTGTTTAGATTTAATAATCAATTTAATTTTTTCGCCAAATCTAACAATATCTTTCCCAATCATTATTCTCAACTTATACATATCTTTTGTGTTTTGACTATTTCTGTTGTTCCGCAAAATTTTTGTTGGACCTTTAATTTTTGAATATATACTATTAATTTGCAGCAATATTTGTTGAATATCTTTTAATAAATTTCTAGAAACACTTGATACAGTTATACTTTCTTTTTTATGAACACAACCATCCCCAGAAATATAAGCATTTGCTAATTCTATTAAACATTCTTTAGGTGCTTGTAAGAATACACTAGGTATATGTTTATTTTCAGAACCTTTGCCAAATAATTTATTGAATAATCTAGTTAACACAACCGAGTAAATTCTAACATCACTTGATGTCCATCCTTTTTCATCTCTATGAACATAATATTTGTATGAAATATTGTGTTTTATACAAAATTTTTCAATAGGTTTTAGATAATCCATATCATTATTAGAAATGCTTATTTGTGTATTAGTTAAACATCCTTCTGCTAAATATGCTCCTACCAAATACCCAAATTCTCTATCCAACGAAATGTATTCTGGAATTAATGCCTTAACTTTAACACATTGTTTTGGATACACAAAACCAATTTTAATATCTTGTTTTGTTTTACAATTTTTTCTTAATCCACCATTTATCTTAGCATATAACGTATCTGAACGTTTAAATGGAGTCTGGAACAATTTACCATTATATTTAGACCACCAATGATATTCATGACATACGTCTTTAGCTTTATTAAAATCAGTTCCATAAATATATTCAGTTTTTGGAAGATATTCTGATAAATCTAATTTAGATATTATTTCTATATCAAATTGTTTACAATTAATGGGTAAATATTCTCCAATTTTAAGTTCAGCCCCTTCTTTTGGTAAAATTTTATTATTTTGGATTGTTAGAAATGATTTAGCTTTTGTAGCAATCACCTCTCTTCCACCATCTGTTTTAACTTTAAGAAGAGTAGATGATCCATCCTTATTTATTGGCAAATGTTGAGTAACAGCTTCAATTTCTTTCCAAGACATGTTGCCATCTTCATCAACTGATAAAATTTGCAAATCTCTATCTTTTACATAAGCAAGAGTAGTTTCGTTTTTATGATTCTCAATATTTCTATTATCGGAATTTTCAATAAATTTATCAATATACTCACCCATTTTACATTTTATTAATCTATTATTTTCTTTCAATAAAATATCTGTATTATAATCAACACTATTTAGCGTCAGTTGGGTACAAGGTTCTCCAATGGATTGTGCAGCAATAATTCCAACCGCTTCTCCAACAACAGATATAGATTGTTGAAATTTAGTTATTATCTCTTGTACCAATTGGTTAAATGCTAATTTATTTAGTTTAATTTCTTTCATGATTATTTTAGGTGATAATTTACATCTAATTAGAATATTCAATAATTTATTACCTCTGTTTGGTTTTGTTACGAATAATTTTCTATCTAATTCATCAAAAGTTTCCAATATATACATTGGATCTAAATCTGTTTTTTCAACATGTCTGGCAAATTTAGCTTTTATATTAATTAATAGTCTATCCAAATTAACAGGATAATAAATTTCAGGATTAGGATTATCGATCCAAATTTTTTCTATCACAAATTTCTTATCTTTGAGAATTTGTTGGAAATGTTTTTCACATGCAACTAAATATTTATCTTTCATTTTTTTAGCTCCATGTTTAATCTCATCTGTGAAACTATCCAATATGTCTTTTTCCACATATTCTTGGAAATATTCATTTACATTAAATCTATATTTTCTTTCAATATCCTTAAATTCCATATTGATGGTATCAATATATTGCTTTTCAACTTTAGTAGATTCCATTCCATCTTCTCCATATAAAAATTGAACAATGGAGTTGTTGGAATCTCTAACCGTTAAATCTAAACAAATTTTCAAATTTTCCATGGATTTAACTAATTTTCTTTGGATATATCCAGTCTCAGATGTGTCATATACTTGTAATCCATTTGCCAAACCAAAATTTTTGGTTTTTGGAACTGTCAAGTCATATACTTTTGAATGTTCTTTTGATTTAAATTTATTAATTGAAGTAATTTCATCCATGATAGTATCATTTTGGATCAAAAATGTTTCTTTGTTATCAATATTAATTTTAAATTCCAATTCTTTATGAACATCTATTTGTCTAAAAGTTTTGAATTCAGTAATTACTGGGACTTTATCTCCAATATTTATTTCCTTTGTTTCTGTAGGTTCATATGTGTGTTTTTCTTCGTTCCATATCAAAAGAGATTTAGAAGCAACAACTTTAACACTTCTTCCTGATTTAGTTTTGATTTCATAGATAAATTCGCTTGGATCATGACGAGTAATATTAGTTATGGGTGACCAAAAACTATTCCCTTTGTTATCTATGGTGTACACATATATGCTAAATCCTAATTTTGATAAATCAATTAATTCCATATTTGCGTTTTTTGATCCATAATGTTTGATGTTTTCTTTATTTTTTTCCAAATGTTCATCAATCCAATTACCAATACTAATATTCATTGGTTTTCCATTTTCTATAATAATTAATTTAGTGTCACCAGTAACGGATTTGACCGCTGTATCTATCAAACCTTCTCTGCCACCCATAGCATGAAAAAAGAATTCTGTTGGACTCAAACCTTCCACAAAAGAACTTTCCACAAATCCTCTGCTGCTTGGTCCATCATCATATTTGTGAAAATGTGGTAATGTCCTATTGGTAAATCCATATGGAATTCTTTTTCCATCGACATTTTGTTGTCCTAAACAAGCAATCATTTGACCAATATTAATTATGGAACCTTTAGAACCAGATTTAACCATTCCAATCATTCTGTTGTCACCAGATAGTTCTTTGATACCTTTTTTTCCTGCTTCGCTAACAGCAGCATTGAGATTTTTATTGACTTGAATTTCGAATTCTTCTGAATCTGGTTTACCAGTATTATTTTCAAGAATTCCCTGATGTACATGTTCTATTATTTCAATAACTTTTTTTTTCTTTTCAGTGATTAATTTTTTCATAACTTCGTTTGTTTCACTAATCATCAAATCACTAATTCCAACACTAAATCCTGAGGTTACTAACCAATTTGTGATTAGATTTTGAATATCATCTAAAAATTCTTGTGTTTTTTTGTATCCCAAATCATTGAAAATCACATGAATCAAACCTTGAGATTTATTTCCTAAAATGCTTTTGTCCAAAACACCATTATTGTATTTTCCATTTTCTATTTCAATTTTATGATGATATTTATTTTCATCACTTGCATCATTATATTGAGAATTTTTCTTAGATAAATAAATTTTTGGAATAATAATTTCTAACAATTGCCTTCCTGACCATAAATCCTCTCCTATCTCAAGTCCATCTTCTGAATAGATAACCGTTTTATGTGTGATAGGAAAATCAGGAATATCTTTTAATATTTCGTCTAAATCAGTTCCTTTTTTATAAATTGGTTTTGTTTTTTCCAAATTCTCAAATTCACCACTATATTTTGGTATCCAAATGAGCAAATTTTTGATATCATTAATAGTTAAAAAATTATTATAAGATGTGAATAAATTGCTTCCAATTACACTATCTTGAACAAGACCAATTACAGGTCTGTTTTGTCCAGGACCTATTATTTGTTTATTAACACAAACTAATTCTTCTAATTCTATGGATGTTTGGATAGATTGTGGAACATGCATATTCATTTCGTCTCCCAACAAATTCCCCTGTGTTTCCATAGAGGTTGGACTGTACCTTAAGCCAGTTCAAGATGATTAGTCTATCATTACTGACCAACACCCGTTCAGTCTCTGAATGCTCACCATGTCCTAATCAAAACGGATTTAGGTGATAACACTGCTGATTATCCAATCCCCAAACATTATTACCATTGGATTCGGCTATTAACCGAGTTCCCTGTTGGAATTTGTTTCAAAAGGTGGTAGCTTGGGGCTCTAAGGACTTTCCAGCAACGAGGTGTTTCGCCAATATCTTGTTTTATATTATGATTAGTACAAGATTTGACTAGGAGGTAACACCCTTTTCAGGCCTCCTGTTTTCGACAGAGATGTTTATCGAAATCCGCATTGTATGGAGTAGTTACACTAATATTTAATCTAAAAGTATTTCCTTTCATTACTATAACTCTATGAGCCATCATGCTCATTCTGTGAAGGGATGGCTGTCTGTTAAATAAAACTATATCACCATCACTCAAATGACGATTCACAATGTCACCATATTCCAATTTAATTTTGTTTCTATCAATGTGTTTGAGATATATGGTAGTTTTTGTACTTGTTCTAATATATGTTTTAGCACCTGGCCAATCATCAGGTCCTCTTCTAACCAATTCTGTTAGATTTTTAATATTATATTTATTTACTTTTATTGGTTTTGTAAGATTTCTGGCTATTTTTTCAGGAACACCCAATTCATCTATTTTGATATTTGGATCTGGGGTAATTACACTTCTAGCAGAAAAATTAACTCTTTTTCCCATGAGATTTCCTCTCACACGTCCTTCTTTAGTTTTTAGTCTTTCTTTCAAAGATTTCAGGGGTCTCCCAGAACGTTGTTGAGCTTGTGGAATTCCAGGAATAGTATTGTCAACTAAAGTAGCAACATGATACTGTAACAATTGTGTCCAATCATCTATTATGTTTTGGGGAGTGTCTGGTTGTTCTAACTTTTGTTTTAGAGAACGATTTGTTTTGATGATATCACAATATTTATGGGTCAAGTCATCTTCCATTCTTGTGTTGTTGTCTTGTTTAACTGATGGTCTTACGGTTGGTGGAGCAACCGGCAAAACTGAACAAATCAACCATTCTGGACGACACCAAGTTACATTGAAACCCAACGATTCACAATCTTTATCCGATATTCTTTTAAAAATTTCTCTAACATCAATTACGGATAACACAATATGTTTCTTTTCTTGTTTGGTTTTCCACTCAACATAAATATTACAAAGATTTCCTGGTTCTTTTTTAATAGTTGTTGGTCTCGGTGCTCCACATCCATTTTCATTATTATCTCCACAAAATTTAGATTTGGAACATAATTTTGTCATTAAATTAAATTTTAGTTGATTTTTTTCATTTTTTAATTGTGGAAATTTATTTGGATCAATATACAAAGAAGAACATCTTAAACAAACATTTTTTAGAATTTTGGTTATGTAACTAATAAAATGATAATGATAAACTGGTTTTGCTAATTTTATATGTCCAAAATATCCTGGACAAAATCTGTTATCTAAACCATCGGTTGGACAAATCAATCCATTATCTAATACTCCCATTCTTGGATCGAATAAACCACCTATTTTGGGAATATCACCATCATATGTATCATGGGTAAAAATCTCAGCAACTGATCTTCTTTCTATTTCTTCTGGTGATAATATTCCAAATTGAATACCCACTACCCTATCTATTTTTGAATTATATTCAAGGTCTTTTTTAAAAATGGACATTATATTATAATATAATATTTATATTTAAATATCAAATTTGTTTTTGTTTTTGTACTTGAATAAATCTTATCTTTCATTTTTGAACATTCAAAATAACGTTTGATGTTTCACCACTGATATTCAGAATTTCTGTTTTTTTTATGAACCATTTGATTAATTCATATTTGTTGAAACAAATATTCAGAATTTCTGTTTTTTTTATGAACCATTTGATTAATTCATATTTGTTGAAACAAATATTCAGACTTCTTGTTATGGTCATAAAACAAAAATACTATCCTTTTAATGAAATTTAGTATGTTCATATAATGGTTTCAATTAATATTTGTCAAAAAATATATTTTGGCTTCTTGTTATGGTTATCCTTTAATGGACTTTAGTATGTTCATATAATGATTTCAATCAATATTTGTCGAAAAATATATTTATTTAGGCTTCTTGTATGGTCATAAATTAAAACAAAAATATATTTTAATTCCTAATAAATATGTTCAGTCCATTAAAGGATAAAACAAAAATGCTGTCTTTTAATGAGCTTTAGTATGTTTATATAATGGTTTCAATTAATATTTGTCAAAAAATATATTTTGGTTTCTTGTTATGTCATAAAACTAAAATACTTTCATTTTAATGGACTTTAGTATGTTCATATAATGGTTTCAATTAATATTTGTTGAAAAATATATTTTGGTTTCTTGTTATGGTCATAAATAAAAACAAAAATACATTTTGATAATTTAGTTCATTAAAAGATAAATCATAAAAAAATAATTTAGTTAAGAATATTTGGTAAATGTGATTTGTGTTGGATATTATTTGTTATTAAATGAACTGCTCATATTTTAATTTATAAAAACATTTTTTGGATTTCAAAGTCATCAAACAAAACACCATAAATAATCATTAAAAAAAATTTAGTTCAGTCCATCATATGAAACAACTCAAAAACATAACAATATTTGTTGTAGCACAATATTTGTTTGTTCATTTCATGTTCAAAAGTACAAAAAAATTCTAATTTAATTTCTAAATAAATATTCACTAAATTTTTTTCTTCTGATGTAAGAATCTTTTAATTTGTTATTTGTTGTTTTGGAATAAATTTCAGATTCAGACAAATCATCAATATCTATTTTAACATCGTTTAAAAAATTTTCAATACTTTTGATATTTCTTTTCCTTTTTTTCAAAATTTTATTAGTTTTGTTATTTTTAGTTAATTTATTTTCTTTTTTGTTTTCTATTTTATTTTTCGATTTGTTTTCTATTTTATTTTCTATTTTATTTTCTATTTTATTTTCTATTTTATTTTCCAATTTGTTTTCTATTTTATTTTCTATTTTATTTTCCAATTTGTTTTCTATTTTATTTTCTATTTTATTTTCCAATTTATTTTCCAATTTGTTTTCCAATTTGTTTTCTATTTTATTTTCTAATTTATTTTCCAATTTGTTTTCCAATTTGTTTTCCATTTTATTTTCCAATTTGTTTTCCAATTTATTTTCCAATTTGTTTTCTATTTTATTTTCCAATTTGTTTTCCAATTTATTTTCTATTTTATTTTTCAATTTATTTTCTATTTTATTTTCCAATTTATTTTCTATTTTATTTTTCAATTTATTTTCTATTTTAATTGTTCCTTTGTTCACAACTTTAGTTCTTGACTTATTTTTGATTTTATTTTGTAATTTTCCTTCTGTTGTTATTTCATCATAAACATTAGTTTCGGTTAAACCAATTTTATTTTTAATTATATCTTCTCTGTTTATTTTATTTTTGATTGGAATATCATCAAAATCTTTCAAAGTATATATTGAGTAATTATCATGAAATAATTCATCAGTATTTTCATGAATTTTTTTATTAAGCACATTTTCAATTTCTTTTTTTACTAATTTTTCAAGATTTTTTTTTTCATTTTGTTGGACACTTTTGATATCAAGGCTAATATTACTGACGCTTCTATCTCCCAAATATTCTTTTAAAATATCTTTAACAGGTAGCATTTTTCTGATGGTTTCTTCTATACATTGGCGAATAATATTTTCACAATCCCTCAAATTTCTTTGAAATTCACATGAAGAAATATTATCTATAAATAAATATGGATTTTTCCAAAAATTCCTGGCACATTCAATATAGCAATTATGAATAAAAGTTTTTCCATTGGGAATTTCAATATCAAAGGTTTTTTTGTTTTCATCCATTTTTATTGCTGTTAATATTTTGGCATGACTAATAAAAACTGCTGTTATCAAATCTTCAATCCAATCACAATTAGATTCTTTTTTAATTCTGTAAAATTCTTTTTCAAGAAAATTATCATCCCATTTAGGTATGTTACTTAGTAAATCTTGAAATTTTTTAAGACTGAATTTTTTGGATATTTTTTTTGAATTTTTATAAATTAAATTAATTCCGTTATAAATTCCAGAACATAAAACATTTTGAATTTGTTTGGTATATTCGGTTTTTGTATCTACCAATAAATATAAACTACTACTATTCATATTTAATTGAAACTATCAATAAAAAAAATTAATATTAACGCAAAAATATTTTTTTTTTTACACAAATAAAGTTTAAAATGGAATAAAAAAATCCATGAAAAATCAATAAAGTTTGTTGTTTCATGATATGAAATTTTTGTTGTGTGGATTCATTTTCATAGGAAATAAGTTAGTTGACAATATTTTGTCCTAAAAAGGTTTGTTAATGACAGTTATTTACTGCTAATTCGTTTACTCATCTACTCTTGTGTTTTGGGACCCTTCGTTCGTGAAAGGTTGATTTGATTATATGCTTTGGTATTTTGGGACTTTCTCAACACTAAAAAATATTTTACATTGATTAACCAAAATTTAATGCCAAATAATTATTTTGTATGGTTGTAAGGATAATGTTAGTAGTAAAGAAAAATAAAAATGTAAAAAAATGGATTAGTAACGAATCATATTTTACAATGTACAGTGTCGATAAATTTATCAAATATTACTTAAATTTTCATAAAAATGTCATATTGGACAGTGGTGATGGGTACAATACGATTGTACATTCAATTCAGGAAACTTCAAATTTCGAAAATGGTAAATTAAATATTATGATTTGTTCAGAAAATTGTTATTATTGGAAACATTACAAACATTACAACAAGTTTGGCAATTACAAAAATTCAAAAATTAATATCTATTTTTATAACCATATTGACAAAATAAAACAGAATGATAATTTTATATCAATTCCAACAATATACACAAGAATTAATCATTATTCACTAAATAAAAATATTGGACCAACTATTGTTACACCATTTAATAAAAAAAAATTCTGTATTTTTACATCAAAACATGATTATTTGAAAATATCACCAATACTCAAAAAACTAGGAAAATGTCATCATATTAAAAATTTTAAAAATGTGATTGGAAATAAATCTTTGTTTCACAGTGATGAAATATTGAATCTGTTCAATGAATATAAATTTATTTTTTGTTCAGAAAATTCATTTACAAATGGATACATAACTGAAAAAATTTTTAATTGTTTTTTTTCTAAAAGTATTCCTGTTTATTTGGGACCAAATGATACATTAAGATATTTTAACAAAAATTGTTTTATAAATGTAAGACAAAAAAAAAATTTATCTGTAAAAATTAAAAAATATATCAATAATGAAATTTTATTTAATGAAATGATCAAAGAAAAAAAAATGAATAAAAATTTTAATAATGAAAATTATTTAGAATTGGTCAATAACCATATAAATAAATATTTTGAAAAACAAAAGATGATAAAAGTAATAACATTTTGTTTGTTTGGATCAAATAAAAATTATACCATTGGTGCCATTGAAAATGCAAAATTAGCTAAAAAATATTATCCTGATTTTAAATGTTGGTATTATATTCATAAATCAACGGTTCCATCAAAAATTTGTGATAAAATAAATGAATTTAACAATACTAAAATTATATATAAAAATGGAGATTTATCAAAATGTAAACCAATGACATGGAGATTTGAAGCAATTGATGACCCAAATGTAGAAATAATGTTATCAAGAGATTTAGATACACGGATTTTACCAAGAGAAAAACTAGCAGTTGATGAATGGTTAAAATCAGGAAAATTATTTCACATCATGAGGGATCACAAATTTTTTCATACATACAAAATATTTGGAGGAATGTTTGGAACAAAAAAATTACCTTATATAAAAAATTGGAAAAAAATCATAAATTCAGAAACACAAAATCACCATAGATTTTATGATTTGACAATACTAAATAATATTGTCAAAAAAATACCTAACAAAGATATATTAGTACACACTACCAGAAAAAAATTTGATGGTGAGATAACAAGGGATTATCCAATTCCATATGACTCTCAATATAATTTCATTGGACAATATGTTTATGCTGATGGAACAACGAAACTTGAACATAATGAAATGTTAAAAAATCAGACTGGGTCGTGAACAGGAAAGGTTTTAGGACTCAAATATCGAATTCAACACAAGATATCCACAACTCTTGAAAAAATCAGACAATTACATTAATTTTAATATTCACCATTATAACTGGAACAAGGTATATTTGTGTATCTTTCAATGAACTACAAGGATCAAATTTCATATTTGTCGAAAATACATTTTGGTTTTTGTTATGGTTATTGCACCAACCAGAATTGAAAAATATGTTTGGTACATTGAAGGATGTACAATTTCTATGTTATTGTTTTAGTTAACAATTGTTCTTTCAAAGCCAAACCAGTTGGGCTTTTATAGTCTTTGAATTAGACATATGCTTCTCAAGAATAATCTTCGAATTTATTTTTGACCTGTTTGGCATGAACAGTGTTACCTAAGAAAGAGAATTAGGAAAAGAATTTTAGAAAAAAGTTTAGGAATTTAAAATTTTTCCCATCAATCCTTCATTACACAGACATTTTCCTTTAAAGCCTGGAATTACTCTTCCGACTTTTCCATCATCACACATACAAACTGATGGACCAAATAAAGATGTTGGATTTTTGATACAAAATTCTTTAGAATATCCTTTTTCTACACATTCTTCATATGGAATGGAAGAGTAAAATTCATCTTTTTTATCGTTTTTATTCAACACAAGAATTAAAATAAATAGAAATATCAAAGCTACAGAAATTTTCAATAAATAGAACATATATAATTTTGATAGAAATTAAATCATTCACCTATTTGATATGTAATTATATTTTTTTTAATTCCCACCATTGAAACAACCAATGAACTTCTCCTATTTTGACTATGTATTCATGTTCATTTTCTTTTTTCACGACAATTGCATTTGTCCATCCATCATGACCTTCTTTGAGCAACCAAACTTTGACTCTTTCATCAACTTGATAACAAGGTCTGTTTTTAGGATCAAAATCACTATCATAATATAATAATCCATCAGAACCACCCCAAATTCTTCCAAAATTTTGAAAATAAGCATGTTCTCCATTGTACATTTGCATCCCTCTACAAGTTAATTGATTTCCACGAAACATTACTCTTGGATCTGTGGGACTGTCTGGACGAGCAAAATCATGTCTTCTTTTGGCTTTTTCTGCTCTCTCTGCTTTTTCCATAGCTTCCATTTCTTCTTCTCTTTCTCTTGTTTTTCTTGATGGTCTTTCAGCAGGTGATGATCCAGGAAAAGACATGGGTGGTCTTCCACAATTTGTATTTTCAAGTTCATTTCCAATCAAATCATTACAATTAGATAATTTTTGAAATGTGGATTTGTCACCGCCTTTGTCAGGATGATGTTCAAGAATTAATGAACGATAACATTTCTTCCAAGGAACACCATTTTCACATTCCCAATCTTTACAACATTTGTTCAAGTATAAACGATTTTTTAGTCCTCTGCCCATAGTTTTGTATTTTTTGATGAATCTTTTAAGAATTTGTTTTCCTTTATTATTAAATATGGAATATGAAATTCCACTCATTGGATCAACAATATTCATTATACAGTACACAAATATAAAAAATTTATTTAATGACTCACAAACGAATCAACAAAATAAAATGAATTTACAAATATCACATTATCAAAAAAATCACAAAGAAAAATGGTTAAAATTATTGATAAAAAATGAAGAAGATGATCCATTATCCATGCCATGGAATAATGTATTACAAGATTGGATGTGGTACAGTGAGCAAAATTGTGATAAATGAAAAAAAGATTTTTGGATCAAGAAAAAAAATAGAATAATTCATAATCCAAAAATTATTAATACAATATATTTAAAAAACACACAAAAAAAAATACATATTTTACTAATGACAATATCATAGGTGGTGGTAAAAATATTTATAATGGACAAGAGATAAATCATTGGGACATGAATCAATTTGAGTATTTGAACCATTTTCGTTTGTGTCCAAAATGTGCTAAAATGAAGGATAATTTATGCTATGCTAGATGGAGATGGGTATTATGTTTGGTTGTTATTATATTTGGTAGTTTGTTTTGTGTTTTTGTATGGTTTGTAAAAAAGTTCTGCTAATACAACCACTTACAGAGAAATGTTGGTTAACATAATTTTATATTTATGTTTGTGGATTGGATTTATTGAATTTATCAGATATTAATTTGATCAATTGTGTTTATAACAGCTGGGAAGGTAAATTTGTGGCAAATATTACATAAATAATGATAAATAAATTTTTCGATTTTTTCAATTTATTCAATCAATTTGTACAAAATATTACCAAATGAGCCACTTTGACAACAGCCAAATGGTGTTAAACCAACAACTATTTAAAGATTAATATTTACTGTTTTGTCATGTTAAACCAATAACTATTTAAAGATTAATATTTTAACTATTTTGTCATGTTAAACCAATAACTATTTAAAGATTAATATTTTGGCTGTTAAACCAATATAATTTACACCCTTGAAGATTTTTAATGAAACAAAAATATCTCAAAAAAAAATCAATAAAACAGTTAAAATAAAATTAACACTGTTTTTTAATGGATTTTAGTATGTTCATATAATGGTTCCAATTAATATTTATTGAAAAATATATTTTGGCTTCTTGTATGGTCATAAATCAAAACAAAAA